TTTTTGTATTCAGGCGTTTCTGCCAAATCAGTAAATTGTTTTTTCCAATAATCTTGGAAACTAATGTAATTAGCACTTAAAGCATCCGCAATTATTTTAATTTGTTCTACAGCGTTAGGATTTGTTTTAATTTCATTTCCACCTTGTAGGTCATTTATTAAAGTCGTTAAAGAATCTGATTTTGTAAATAATGGGGTCATTAAAATGTAAAATCTGTTGTCGGCACAGCTTTGGAAAAATGTTTTAATTAATGGTATTGTAAATCCACATCCGTCTCTATCAATGGTTGAGGTTGATTCTTTGAAATAACTGTATGTCATGTCGTATGAATCTAAAAATTCATTATAAGTATCTATTGTGTTTTTAACATTAAATGTATATACATCAAATATTGATCCTGATGTTTCTTGCGGATCAAAGAAAGTACTACCGCTCAAATCATAAATTAATGGTTCGTTTGACGGACTTAAACTACCATCTAATTTTGACGCGATCACATCAAGTTGTCTAAAGATAAAATTCAATTCGTTCTCAACATTAACCAAATTTGTCGTGTTATTTAAAATAACATTTAATAATGCAGTTTGTCTTTCGGTTGCAATATTTGTTAATTTCTCTTCGAGTTCTCTTTTTTGTTTTGCATTTATGGTATTGTCGGCTAATAATGTTTTTGTAAATGGATCTTCATTTTTAGAAATATCATCTTTAACTCTCACAACTAATTTTTCAACAAACTCCTGATACTTGTTAGTTTTTCCATAAATAGAAGTTTCTACTTTCTCAGGTGTGAATGGTGATAACTCACCTTTTGTGTAGTTTCTACTATTGTTTGCGATTTGTAACGCACCATAACCATAATCAGAATTAATTTTACTTAATGAATCGTATTGTGATTTAAAATACTGAACAAGTTTTTCTTCTAAAGATCCATATAATGTTGTGTAATCCATAACTGTAGCGTCAACTATACTACCAACAGTAGATCCACCTTTCTTAGGTTGTACACTATTGATTTGAGCTTGTTGTTGTGGAGATACAGGTGGTAATCCTCCTGTAATTTTTTCCACAACATATTGATCTTTTTTGGTGGTGTCTTCAGTTGGTGTTGCCCTTTCATCATAAATTTCTGTATTAGCGTAGAAGTTAAATGATAAAGCATTTTGTAATTGTTGTACTGGTTCTTTTAATCCCATACCTCCTATTACGTTGAACCCCATGCTAACTTTTACGATCATAGGTTGTACACCAATACCTTCAGGATTTAAATCTAATTCGTTAAATGTAAAACCTAAACTTGTTGGGATTATCTTAGTGTGAAAGAAATCCCCAATTCTTAATACCAATACAGGTGGTGCTCCAAATGATGTATTTAAAGCATCATTATATTTTGGTCTTCCGTCAGGTCCAATAATAGGAATTGATTGTCCAGGTCTAACACACTGATTTAGGAATGTTAATCGAGCATTCAAACCTTCAGGGGTCATAGAGTGAAACGCAGGATCAAAGTATTTGATTTTGTCTTTAATAGAATCAAACACCATAGGATCGGTCTCTTTTATTACCTCAAAATAATCACACTCAGAAAATAAATTTCTAAGTATTTGTTTAGAAATCCCATTTTTAATTTTTTGTTCCACAGTAACTTGTGGTTCTGGTTTAATACTTTGAGTTGGTTCAGTAAGAATATTCTGTACGTTGTTTGGCTTATCGTTATTAGATGTAGTTGCCGTTTCTTTTTCTTGAACTGGTTTTGGATTTTCTTTTTGTTTTGCCCTAATTCTTTGTATATAAACCCTTCGACACGCCATAGCAGGAACACTATATACTTGAGAAATTGGAGTTACCGGACTTCCAGGTGCGTCTAAATTTTGTATATCTTGAGTACAATTAACCGAATCAAATAAAACTTGACCACCTTGTGCGTTTGTAACGGCATTATCATTAACGTCTGTTGTTCCTGATGCTTCTGATCTTGTTGCCGGTATTGAAATTGTTTCTCCCTTAGCAATAAGTTTAAGTTTAAAATTTTCCCCTGCGGTATAGTAAGTGTTTATCGTTGTTCCATCATCTAATGGTTGAGCTAAAAACCATTTTAAAACAGAATCATTTCTTCTTTGAGATAATTTGTCATTATAAGATACAGATGCGGTTGGTGATGCAGACCCCACCATATCAATTTCAACACTTCCACCATTTTTTAATATGTCTTTAACTTGTGGTAATAAAGTGTTTTTAATGTAATTAAAGTTACCTTCAACAACATCAGTAAAGAAATTAGGGACTGCAGAACCTGAAAAAACCGATCCTCCTTCTGGTTGTACTTTTTGTGGTGCCTTTTCTGTGTAAGTTGTTTTATTTGCAATATAACTATTATACCAATATTCATATGGTTGACTTGCGACAATTGCAGTTGAGTTAGTACATTCAGGACAATCGTTATCAAAATAAAAACCTATTCCTTCATACTTAGTCATATCTACATCGGTAAAGACAGGATCAGTCGCAACTGTCGTACCTTGTTGTCCTCCGTTTTGAGTACCGTCGGCACCTGTTGCAGCTCCAGGTTGGTTTGTTGCCGTGTCCTGTGGTATACTTTCTAAAACTTGGATTTGTTCTTCTGCAGTTAATCTTGGGTTATTTAATATTTGTTGATATGTATATAAATCTTTTGTTGGTATTGTGTTAAACTTAGCAGCTAAATCATATAAATCATATTTTGTACAACCAGCATAAAACGAATCTACAATACTATCTATTCTTTCTTTTTGAACTCCTTTTAATTGTTTTTCAATTATGGTGTTCATCGCTGAAGGTGTGTCCACAATAATTGTAAATCCTAATTGACCTGTTCTACTTGTGTTCTTATAAGTATAAATTGGTTCAGGTCTACCCATAAAGTTAGTTTGACTAAAGTCGGGTCTTGAGTCATCGGAGAATGTTAAATCATAAGGTGGGAACCACATAATTCTACCACCATTAGGTCCTTTTTCACAAACAGGTAAATCATCGTAAGTAAATCCAGGTCTATCTGAAGTTCTCCAAGCTAAGTTCTCTAAAGAGAACATATATTTTTTAACTTTACCATCTCTAATGTTTGTAGACTCTTTACCTCTTAATGGTGCGATGTTCAAGTTATATGTGTTATCTAAAATTGAATAGTCAAATTGTCTTCCTGTTGTTGTAATACCATCTGATTTTTGTAGATCGGCATAGGTATAATACGGTGTATCTTTTTGGAATACTCTACAATATTCTAATCCTGCCTGTGTTCCATCCGCTTGATTAACATATGATAAAACTCTTGAACCTTTAGTAATTTCTTTATATCCGTCGTTGAATACTTTTGAAACTTGATTAATTGCGGTACCAACGTGTTTTAATCTTGTCTGACCTTGTACTTGATCAGCAGCATCTACTAATCTTTGTGTTTCATAAAGAATTGATCCAGGTCTAAATTCAATATCGGTAGATTGATATTGTAAATAATCTGCCGATATCTGATTAAAATCGTCATCAAGACTACCTGCACCTCCACCCTGAGTCGCTCTAAACCCTGCGTTAGGTTTGTATTTTGGTGAAGTCCAAACTAATTGTCCTGTTATTCCACCACCATCACTATAAGATCTACCTTTTAAACCAAACTTAATTGATTCTTCATTTCCTTCATAAAGGATACTAAGAGCGTCAGGTCCATAAACAATACTTTGTTGTTGAACTCCGAATTGATTTACAGGTAATTGGTTTGGTGGTCCGTCAATTTGTGCCGGTTCTGAATTTTCACTACCAACATAATAACCTGAAGATTGTGCTTTATCTTGATCAAATAATCTATTTACTGCTGCCGATGCTCCTGCAATTAAACCACCAATAAGACCTCTGTTATACGCTGGTCTATAAAGGTTATAATCTAAAGCCGAGAATAATGCCGATCTTTGACCGTTACCTGTATTAGCAACAAACACCTCAGAAGGATTTCTATACTTGTTTAATATAGGTGCTAATAAACCACCCGTTAGATTATTTGCAACACCTAAAGCGGCTTCTGTTTGTGGTTTGTTAATTGGGTTATCGTCATCAAAATAATCTCCCGGTATAAATGAAACGGGGAAATATGTACCTGTCAATCTATTCGCAAAAGAAACCGCAGCTAAAGCAGGGTTTTCAGGAACCGTAATTTTCCAATTCTTAATAAAGAATGGTTGTTGTCCTGTCGCCAATAAACTTGCAGATAACGGATCACTAATCGTATCTAAATTAATCGCACCTATTGTTGCTTGTTGTAGTTCTTGTGATATTCTTTCATTAAACGCAAACTTCAATTGACTTGCACCAATTTTTGCCAAATAACTATCGGAAGATAAAGGTCCGTTTGAACCTACAGGATCATCTTGAAATACGATATTAAATGTAGGGTAAGATGAATAGTTATAGTATAATGGATCCCAATATGGTTGATATATATTACCATTATTTTGTATATCTGTTATAACTACTAAATCTTTGAATCCTCCTGAAGGACCCCATTTGTTCGTGACATAAGCCGATTCTATGAAAAACTCATTTACAATTAAAAGCGCACCACTTGTAGAAACTGTGTTTGCTGCGTATGGTCCTTGATTTGGGTTCAGTACAGGCGTTAAATTAACGGCAATAGGAACTCCAAATCCACCTTCAGGCCCATATTCATTTAATGGATATAAGTCTTGCGCAAATAAATTTGTTGATACAAAATTATTAGGAGAATCTACCACATTCGCAACCGTTAATACAGTTTCAAAATTAATAGGGTTACCAGGTGATGTATATGAACCTGGCACGTTGTATGGTGGTAAATTCCTTACCAACAATTGTTTTCTGAATGTTTCAGAACTACCAAAAGACAAAAAACTTTCCGCCATTAACTTTTATTTATAAATAGATATTAGGTGATTTTTTTTGTAAATATAGATTTACTTATTTTTACCACCATTTGAAGACGAAGGTCCTATACCGTCTAACACTACTTTTCTCAAACTAGCGGCAAATGCTGGGTCTTCTAACATTTTTTGTTTGATTTGTGCAACTTCGGTATCGGTTAATTTTAAAGTATTATTATCCCCCTCAACTTTTAAGTTAAAATTCACGTTTGCGTCAGATTTTGTTTCTACTTGTATTGGTTGTGAGTATGCCTTTTCAACTCTTTCCATTATTGATTTTTGTGAGATCTCAGTTTGTTTCATGAGGTTGTCTTCTAACCTTGATGTTACTGTACCAAAGTTTGTGAATAACTCGTCTAAGGCTTTATTTTGTCTATCTTTGTCACCTGTAACCGCACCAGCGATAACATCCTCTAAAGGTCTGTATATCTCTTCTTGGTTTTTTCTCATGTCCTCAGTAGAACCAACTACATTAGAAAATCCTTTTGCAACATCTTTATAACTTTCAGATAGAGTACCATAAAATTTAGAAAGTGTTGGACTTGTTGCTTTTGCCATTTTTGCAGATACTTCACCACTTTTTAAGTAATTAAGGATTTGAGTTGTTTGATCCAATTGGTTCATTGCAATCTCTTCAATACTTTTTGAAGATTCCTCGTTAGCTCTTTGGAGTTGTTTAATATCGTCAGGTGTTAATTCCTCAACTTTTTTCTCTGTTGTAATTCCTGTTTCAGCATTTCTAACTTGTACCGTCGCAACACCATTTTTCATTTGAGCCATGGATGCAATCAACTCTTTTGTTTCATCGTCTCCTGCAAAATTTGGCATTTTAATTTGTTTTAACTTCATTTCAAAGTCTGCAGATTTAAGAGCCATAGCGGCGAATTCTTTTCCTGTCATACCAACAGCATCGGCAACTTCTCTCATTCTTCTTTTTGCACCAGGTAGGATTTCCATTTTACCTGTCTTCTCGTTGAATGTTGTAAATTCTTTACCAAGATTTACCATTTCTTTTTGTAACGCTTCAGGATCGTTTTGTGCCATGTCCATTGCTCTTAACGGATCTAATAAACCACTTGATGTAACACCTAATCGTTGTAGTGCTGCTGACATATCAATTGCCTTTTCAGGATTCATTAAATTTTCCGCTTGTTGGAATACGTGGTCCATACTTATACCAAGTCTTTCTGAAGTTGCCGCCATTTTAGCTAATCCTTTAACACCAGTTTCAAAGTTGTACATATTCATTTCACCCAAATTAGCGACAACTTTTCCTGAAACTCCTGCAACTGAAACACCAACACTTCTCGCATAATCTGCAACTTCTTTCATTTGGTCTCCAACATCGTAAATTGAAACTCCTACATCTCTAAAACTAGCTGCTAGTGTTTCAATATTTTCACCTGTAAGTTGAGCAGCAGCGGATAATTCAACAACAGCTTCTTTACCAACACTAGCTGCGGTTCCCAAACCTTTCATTACACTTGTTAAATTGGTTGCAAATTGATCTTCACTTATACCTAACTTAGCTAACTCAGGTCCGGCGTCTGCAATTGTTGTTTTGAATTCGTCAATTCTTGCCTTTGATAACCCAAAGCTTTGTTGTACAGATGTTGCATATTTATCCATATCCTCAAACACTTGAGAATCAAAAGGATTGATGGCACTAGCCATGCTTTTAACCGTATTATTGACAACACCCGCTAAAGAAGAAACGTTCATAGTAAAGGCATGGAAATCCTGTGAGGTTGAATTCACCATGTTTTTAAATTTTTCTCCTGTTTGAGAAAAATAATCTTTATTCTCTTGGGTAAAATCTTCTTCCCCTGCCATAAATTACTTTATTTAATAAATATTCTTAGTCAGTTTTTTTATTGTCTTCAACATATTTGTTGATTAGATACTTTCTAACGTAAGTAGGCATTTTATAAAACTCTGAATATTGAGTTCTGAAGATTTTGGAAAAATAATAAAATTCGTCTAAAATGATTGACTTATACTGATATGAAAGGCCGAAAAAATTCCACCCCAAAAGTAATGTCGACCATTACTCTTTCTCCTGACGGGGCTATAACTTCTTTTACTAAATCTAATCTAGGTTCGTTTTCAGCCATAAACCTTCTAATAAATTTTGAATCTCCAATTGGCATTTGTTCCACAAACGTAGCAATATTTGTTCTATCGGAACTTCCATCTATTTCTACAATTTGACGAGTTATTCTTGTTGTTACAGTTGGCGATACACGACCAACAGGTGTTGACTGTAGAATTCTTTCAATTTCAATTCTATCTCCAATAGTTAGAACTTTTAATTTAATATTTTTTTTAGATACAGGAAGAGTCACTTCAAACAACCCATCATCATTTGGTTTTTCTTTAGTTTGTTTAATGTTTAACTCATCTAACAAAATTGTAGTTGTAAACCTTTGTTCTGTTTTTGGGTCTGTTGATGAAATTGTATATTCAGGGCCAAAAGATGTATTTCTTAAAAATAAAAGAATCGCCTCAACATCACCATCAATTAATTCTTCAGGTCTTAAATCTCTTTCATATAACTTATTTCTAAGTAATGGTAATATAATACTTTCTTGAATTGTTTTTTTAAAGTCGGCATCGGCAATTATGTTTTCGTCAACAGCGGTTAAGTAACCTATCTTAACAGATTTCTTTTTTGATTTGTAAAAAATACCCATACTTGGTAATGTGATTACATCATGTGGTAAATTAAACTCAGCTTGTCCTGCTGCATATACGTCTTGTTCCATAGTTTCTTTTATTATAAAAATAAAAAAAGACCTATACTAGTAAAGTAAATAGGTCTTTTATAATCAAAGTATTTTTTATATTAGTATACCAAGATACAACGGTCCATTCTCATAGATGATGTGATAGTTGCAATACCATCTTGTGAATAAGATAATTGTCCACCATCATATTTTGTTAAGAAGGTTCCTTCCAAAATCCATTTCTCAACAACAACACCTGTTGGGTCTAACATTTCTAAATCCACATTTTTCTTATATCCCGCAGCATATCCCATACGACCTGTAACTGACTCAGCACATAAACGTATCCACTCCATTAGAGCTTGTGAAGCTGAAGGTCCGATAGGGTCTCTGAAGGTAACACCAAGTTCACCCCAAGTAAATCTACCTGCAACATATGTTGAAGTGTTCAAAAACTGAATCTCTGTTGCCGCGATTGTTAAACTCGGTCTTGATGTTGTTTCTACATACCACTCGTTGATCCCCAATGAAGAAGGGAATCTTAGAATCCAACGGTTTTGCCTTTTCGGCTCGTAAGGAATCGGCATTTTCATTAATAAATCAGCCATATCTTAAATTTTCTTTTTTTGTTTTATTTTTATTATAAATAGTGTGAAATAAAATTTTTTCTATTTACTTCAAATTTTTTTCAAGTTATATCTTAACTAGTCCTAGTTTTTATTCAAATTTAGTTTTCTTTCCTCCTCCAGTATAATAAATATCTAATCCAGATTCATCATCAAAATGTTTCTTCATAGTTTGAACATTCTTTAAATCGTCATCTGAAAAACCTATATAAGGTATAAAATAATTACTAATTTTGTTTTTCATAAATGCCTTTTCTTGTAGTTTTCTTGAAAGGTCTTGTACATAATTAACAAACTCTCTCATTGCAGTCACTTTAAGTTCCTCAGGGTTGGCAGCCGAACCTTCACCAAAACTTACAGGGTGGAATCTACACATATCTAAATACACCTTAATTAATTCGTCATCAGAAAGTTCGTCCTCGTCTGCAAGGTCTCTATATTTTTTAAGATTTTTAACAATCTCTGATTTATTTAAACCGTGTTTATTATTTTGAATTAAATTATAAACAGCCTGTTTTAATACCGAAGGGGTGTGTCCTCTTGCTGTTACAATGGCAAAAATGGATCCATTATTCACCGCCTCAACAAAGTCGTCCCACGCAGGACCAATAGGGGCTTTCATAGAGTCTGTTAAGAATTTTTTATCACCCGTAACTCTGAAGTCTCTAAAAGCATCGTCGTCAAAACCTGCGACAGTGTGACCTTCATATTCGAAAGGTTCTTTTCCAATTTCAGTTCGGTATTCAGCAAAGTCTTCTGTAGACATCCCAACACTATTACCTTTATCATCCTTCAAATATATTTTAGTTGGCATATACATAAGGTTATCATCCCAATCAAAAGCATAATACTTCATCGTAGGTTTCATTTGGTCCTGAATAATTTCTGATATTATTTCTTTAACAATTTTTTTGTGATACATACTAATAAATATTGTGTTTAATAAAAAAGGGGAACGTTTGTCCCCCTTTTCTTTTTTTATAACTTAAATTAGATATTTTCAAACGATGCTCCTGTTGGAGTGATGTAGAATGTAATATCAATAAATTCAAGAGATCTTGTTGGTTTGATATAGATTTTTCCTGTTAATTGGTTTCTATCTATATCCTCAGGATCTGAAGAAACTGTTACACGGAAGTCATATAAACCACGGTCTCTTCTAATCGCATCTAAGATTGGGTTAACCGCATTTAAGAAGTCTTGTCTTACTTGTGCGTCGTTTTGTTCAAACAACAATCTGATAGATACTGCTGAAATCAACTTACGAGTTTGTAATAACAATCTTCTTACGTTGATTCTATCAAGAGCCGATTCTCTTACTTGTAGAGTTTTGTTACCCCAAATTACGGTACCTACGTCAGAGAAAGTTGCAATTGGGTTAATTCTACCAATATAAAGGATGTCTCTATCTTCTTGAGTCAACTTCTTACGAGCTTTAATACAGTTAACAATACCACGAGTGTAACCCGCCGCCGCGAACCATGGGAATGCGATGTTGTCTGTAAGAGCTAAGTTTCTTGTTACCTCAGCCGTTGGTGGAATATAAAGTTGAGTGTTGTTTACACTATCTCTTGTTAATACCCAAGGGTAGTAAGTACAAGTGTAGTTAGAGTCAATTCCTGTGTTATCTAAGTTGTCAACTGCTTCTGTTGGGTAAATAAATATGTCAGTACCGTTAGGTGATGGAACATATAAATCTATATCAGGAGTAGTACAGATATAAAGTGAGTCAGCTCTGTTGAATTCAATCATACTAACCGCATCCTCAACCAAGTTACTGTTATTTACATAATCAATACCAGGAGTTACGAATACGTTGATGTTTGTTGCCTCAGGGTTTGCGAATGTCTGTTGTCCTAACAAGTATGCGTAGTAGTCAGTATTCGCCCAATCTTGAGTACCATCTCCAAGAGAAATCTCTTTAAATGCTCCCCATCCTGTAGCGTTAGGGTATCTTGTAGAAGGACAAGCTCCTCTTAAGAATCCACTTCTACCAATTTGGAATTCATCTGTATTTGTTCTCCACTCTCTGTAGATATCCCATCCGTCGAATCCACCTTGTACTAAGAATGTGAATTTACGTGCAAATAATCTATAGTATGCGTTTGTCGGAGATTCAGGTTCAGTAATGAATGGTGAATTACCACAGATAAATCTTGGGTCACCACTTGTTGAGAACTCAGGTCCGATTGTTAATCCACTTGCGTTTACGTCCATGTGGAAACCTGCTGATCTGAAGTTGAATGGTAATCCATCAATATCACAAGAATTCACAGGATTTCTCTTACCAACATATTCGAAGAAAGCTGGATCCCAACCATAAGAGTTAGAAATACCTAAGTAAGTTCTTCTAACATTATCTCCTGAACTAACTAATGCATCGTTGTTTCCTGAAGATAAACCAAATGGTGGATCGTAAATTACTTCACCAGGGAAGTCATATTTTCCTTTAATGATTGGGAATGGTGAGTTAGCACCTGCGTAATTTCTAAAGTTAAATCCGTTAAATCCACAAGGTAATGTGTCGATCGGAGCGTCTTCAGACATTTCAATCATAACGTATTTAGAGTTAAGAGCGTACTCCCCATCTAATGTTCCAATTTTATTTGCAACGAAGTTGTTTTGACCTGGATCCATAGTACAGTTTGTGAATTTCTCAATTACAACAGGGTTTGCATCCGTATCAAAATAATCTCTAATCAATACATCAAATGTTAAATTAGAATAAGTTTGATTGATGATTGAAATTTTAATTAATGTGTTCGCCGCGTCTCCATCAGAAATTGTGTAGAATCTAAATAAGTCATATACTTTATTACCTCTTAATTCTGACACAACAAACGGAGATACTGGTGTTTGCCATCTGTCTAAGTACCAACCAATTGAGTTTGGATCTCCACTCTGAGCTGAGTCAAGTGCAATTAAGTTAGGGTTTAGACCTCTAATGTATCCTTTTCTCCAAGCGAAGTTCAACCATGATTGGAAGTTTTCTTCTGCAAATACAGGAACTTCGATTCTTGGTTTTTGGAAGTTGGTTACACCAAACACTTTAGTCCAATATTCAGGATCATTTTGAGTAAATGAAGTTTCAAATGTAAAGTTAGTACCAAATTTGTCTTTAACATTTACAGCAAAAGTTGCATATGGGTTTTTAAGAACCGCCGAGTATTGACCTGTCATATTTAAAGTAACATCAGACGTTCCTGTTACAGAATATGTAGGGTTTGTTGCCGTAGTATAAGTTGAGACACCTCTTGATCTTAATGTACCAACAACAACATTATCGTAATTAGTATATGATGTACCTGTGTAGTAGTATTGTTTAACAACTAATATACCACTATAACAATTAATAGGTGCTGCAGTTGTTGTAGTTGTGGTTGTTCCTGGTACAGGAGTAACACAAGGACTAGTTGTTGTAGTCGTTGTTGAAGGTGAGATTGTTGTTGTAGTTGTGATTGGGGTAAGTGTCAAACCTGAAACATAAGTCAAGAAAGAATATCCAAGATAATTTGTATTTCCAGTATTTGAGAACAACGCATAGTACCAAGAATCGTTTAATGGAGATAATAAATTTGTATCGTCCAAAGAAACTGAAGGAACACCAAACACGTTTGTTTGTGCTGTCCATCCTGCGTTAGTTAAAGCTTCATAATCGCTTGTTTTAACCGAACCAAAATATGAAATGTACTCATCTTCCGCAACATATGGTTGTGAATCTGTAATTACACTGAAAATTAGATCTTTAATTTGAGCGTCTAATGTTGATGTACTACCATTAAATTGTTCGTATTGATCGTACAATATACTTTCTATATCTGCCGGGAATAATGTTTCATATGAAATTGTACTTGTGTCGTTAGTACATGCTGTGAACGCAACTAATGTTGTTTGTTCGTATGGTACTGCACATATAGTTTCACAAGTGTAAACGTCAGTAACAGAACTTAAACAATAAACACCGATTGTTGATGGGTTTACGTTAGCAACCGTTGCCACAGACCAAGATGGACCTGCATCATATCCTGATAAACCAAGAATTCTAGTTACAAATAATTGATTTGATTGTTGTAAGTACGCCTTTGCAATATAAGATGCCTCGTATTTAGGGATTTGAGTATTTACAAATTTTTCAGGTGAGTTTCCACCAAAAACTGTTTGGAATTCATCAAAATTTGTTATGAAGATTGGTTCAAAGGCTGGACCAATTAGAGTTTCTCCAACTATACCCAAAGTAGTTACACCGACACTTTGAGCCACAAAACTCAAGTCAACTTCTGATGTGTATACTCCAGGTGATACAAAAACTTTACTGTTTGTTGCCATATTAAGTATTTCTTTTAGTTATTTATTTTTTTCTATAAATACTCGATAAAACAACAAAAACTTTACAATAATGAAACTATTTATATTTTGGTAAGATTTTATTCTGCCTTTTTTCTACCCCTATGTCTAAAGATATTAAAAAGATAAAAAACTTAAAAATTGATGTTGAGGCCCACAACGTTCTGAAAAAATACTGCGATAAAAGAGGAATTAAAATGTATCGTTTTTTAGAGAACCTAATATTTGAAAAATGTAAGGAGAAAAAAGATATCTACGGAGAAGACTAAACTAATTTCTGCGAGAAAGAAATTGACGGGACTTCAATACCATCACCTTTTACAATATCAATTCTTAAAAGATCATTTGTGTTAATTTGTATTAAATCAACATCATCACCATAATAACTATTATTTATGTAAACGGAATAACTGTCTATGTTTTTAGTATTCTCATAATATAAATTACAAGTGTATTCAAAAAAGTATTCGGCACTTGTAGAATCATCAGGATAAATTAATTTAATCGTTTCTAACACAACAGGTTCTTCTTTTTTTCTTTTTCTTTTGACAGGTCTTTGATCAACCTCATACATTTGAAAAGTTCGAGACAACGCAGGTGTAACCTCAAATTCGTTTTCATCTAATAAGAATCCCATCATAGTGAAGTCATATTTTTGAACGTAGTATTTTCTTTTTTCCAAATCCATAACAGATTCGTCAGTAAAACCGTCATTAATTATTGGAATGTAATGGCCGTTAATTGTTTGGTATGCTTGTCTTGATGCAAATGTTTCCATAACTCTTTGGTTCAAAGTATTAACTTCTCTCATTCTATTACAAACAATTGCAACACTATATTTTATATCAACAGGAACAGGTTGTGGTATTTTATAAATGTCCGCACCCATTCTATTTCCATCCCATGTCGGAACTTCCATGTAGTAATACATTCTTCTTACAGGAATATTATACATAACCGCAGGGTTATTACCATATTTTACCTCGGGGTTTCTAACTACGGTGATAAAAGGTGGTTCAAGGTTCTTGTCGATATTTTGAAAATCCCATGTTTCAACAAATTGTGACCAATTTTGGGTTGTTATTAAAATATCAACGACAGGAATTGTTTTTCCCTCAGAAACTATATTAAATTTTTGTTTAACAAAATCTAAAAACCCTCGGTCTAAGTCCGCATGTAAAAGAGACTTAGGTAAATAAGTTCCATCCTTTGTAATCATATCCTTAATCTGTTCTCTTCTCGGTAAAAGAGTTTTTGGATAATTCAAAGGTATTGTAGGTTTAACAGGTCCTTTCTTTGGTATTGCCATTATAATCCTCTAAATTCGTTTGGTCCGACAGGAGCCGCGATTATTGTTCTATAAAAAGGTTTGAATCCTTTATAAGTATGTTTAGTATCAGAGATCACACGACCGTCATTAACAACCGTATAATATCTAACAAAGTTTTCACTATCATAATATCCGATATAATCACCAAAATCAATATCAATTCCCAAATCATTTAAAGTCTTTAGGTATACCGATATGGTAATATTACCTGGCTCAACTTGATCCATTTTTGTTGTACCAACCATTTTGTTTTCAGGTGCCGCAATAGTTACTTGACCATTAAACTCAACAGGAGGTAAAAACTTAATACCATCTTCTATCACCTCACCATAAACATCATCAGTTTTAATTTTGTTTCTGTCAATTTTATATAAGACACAAGTATAGTTCATATCCCCAATTAACCATTCTTGACCCATCCCAATTTCTAATTCGAAATCACGATCACCAAAAAATTTACCTAATCTTGTAATTGGAACATTACTTCTCATAACCACTTTTATTGATAAATATTAATTTTATTGTTATTTTTAATATATAATGAATTTGGAAAATCCAAAACCACTTGTAGAACACAGAGCTCTTGAATTATTAGAGTCGTATAGTGGTGCAAATAATTATATTTTATATCTGAAACATAAACAAGAAGTTTCCAAAAAATTCTATCCTACAAGGTCCCAAGCTGATTACATCGTCACATTTATAGATTCAACACCAAAGGTTGCAAGAAAGTGGGTTGATCTTGATACGTACTTTGCCAAAAAGTTTGCCGAAGAAAGGTACTTGTTAGAAACACCTGAAAAAATTTATATTGAGAAATTATTGGTTGAGAAAGAAAAATCTTATCATGTTTGGGGTAAGTTTTTTGAAAAAGATAAACTATCTGAGTTTTGGGTTCCCAAATCAGCATTAATTAAAACACATAATGTCCAATCAGTTACTATTGATTATTCGAAGTATTCACATCGTCCTCCGCTTGATCATCAAAAAAGTGCGATCGAAAAATTAGCAGGATCAAAAAGATTTATCTTAGCTGATGATATGGGTCTTGGTAAAACCACATCCACAATTATCGCGGCTTTAGAGACAGGTGCAAAGAAAATATTAATTGTTTGTCCAGCATCTTTAAAAATAAATTGGCAACGTGAAATTGAAAATTATTCAGATAGACCTGTTTTTATTGCGGAAAGTAAAAAATTTTCAACTGAATCTGATTTTGTAATTGTTAATTATGATATTCTAAAAAACTTCCACGACTCAGACCCAAAGAAAAAAGAAGAGTCGTTATTATTACAAAGTAATTTTGATTTAGTTATTTTAGATGAGGCCCATATGATCTCAAACGTTCAGGCTCAAAGAACAAAAATTATAAACAGTTTTGTTAAAAGGATCGATAAAGTTTGGTTATTAACGGGAACTCCTATGACCTCAAGACCTATGAATTATTATAACTTGTTAAATATAATTGAAAGTCCTGTTGCTCAAAACTGGAAAGCATACGCGATCCGTTATTGTCAAGGGTTTCAGTTTACAGCAGGAAAAAGAAAAGTTTGGAATGTGACGGGGGCATCTAACTTGGAGGAATTAAGAGATCGAACATCAAAACAAATTCTTCGTAGATTAAAAGAAGATGTTTTAGATCTACCTGATAAAATTATCACTCCTGTTTATTTGAGATTGAAATCAAAAGAATATGAAGATTTAATGGGGGAATATTTTGATTGGTACGATAAAAACCCTGACGAGTCTTCATCACTTACGGTTCAGTTTTCAAAACTAATGAAGGTTAGAAAAGTAATCGCGAATGAAAAAACAAAACAAACAATTGAATTCACAGAAAATATTATAGAACAAGGCAAGAAAGTTATAATCTTTACCAACTTTACAGACACACTCCAAACAATCTACCAACATTTTGGAAAACAGGCGGTGTATCTTGATGGTAGTTGTTCTAATGCTATTCGTCAACAGGCTGTCGACCAATTTCAAAACGAAGATAAAATAAAAGTATTTGTTGGGAACTTAAAAGCCGCAGGTGTTGGTTTAACGTTAACAGCTGCCGAAGCGGTCATAATGAATGATTTATCTTTTGTTCCCGCAGAACACGCACAAGCCGAAGACAGGGCGTATCGTTACGGTCAAAAATCAAATGTATTAGTTTATTATCCTTTGTTTGAGAATACTATTGAAGGTGCAATTTATGACATTCTAAATAAGAAAAAACAGATAATTAAAACTGTTATGGGTGACGGTGTTCAAGAAACCACGGGAGATGTTGCTGAAGAAATCCTTAAAATGATAAATAAAAATAGATAGATATATTTATCTATAATGAAAGTTTCTATTAAATACGAAAATTCCGATCTAAAACAGTATCAAGATTTTGTTAAAAAATTCATCAATTTATTACAAGATGAATATCCGTTAAAGGATGATATCAGAATCGAGTTTTTAAATGGTCGAAAAGGTGAGATGTCTACAGGTAGCAGAAGAGGAGATCATCTTATTAAAGTCTTAGCGAAGAAAAGACTTAATCGTGATATTATGAGAACTTTGGCTCACGAGTGGGTACATGAATATCAATTTGCAATTCTTAACAGAGAACATGGACCAAACATCGGTGGTAAAAACGAAGACGAAGCAAATGCGGTTGCAGGACAGATTGTTAAAAAATTCGAAAAGAAATATCCCAAACTTGAAAAGTTAATGTACGAAGGTACGGGTATTGAAGGAAAGCTCAATTTACTTACAGAACAAATTCTAATTGAAGAAAAAACAAGTGTTCAAAATGACTTGTTACTTGAAATGAAAAAGGTTGGTATTGAAAAATTACCATATTCATATTCTTCTTTGGGTAGGTTTATTGATAGTAGAACTATGAATATTCACTATAACAAACATTACAAGGGTTATGTTGACAAACTCAACAAAGCATTAAAAGATGTTGATGGTGATATGGGATTAGAAGAAATTGTTAAATCAATCAGTAAGTTTGACAACAAAGTTAGAAATAATGCTGGCGGAGCATTTAACCACGCACTATTTTGGAAAATGTTATCTCCAAAAAAACAAAAACCCAAAGGAAATATTTTTGATAAAATTAAAGAAGATTTTGGTAATATAAAAAAAATGAAAGATAAATTTAACGAAGCCGCCAAAGATCGTTTTGGATCGGGTTGGGCTTGGTTATATTTAACAAAAAACGGTGACTTAGAAATTATGTCCACCCCAAACCAAGACAACCCTTTAATGAATGTTGTTAAAAAAGGTGGTTATCCTTTATTAGGTCTTGATGTTTGGGAACACGCTTACTATTTAAAATACCAAAATAAAAGAGATGAATATATTGAGAAGTTTTGGGATGTTGTTAATTGGGAATTTGTTGAGGAATTATATAATCAACATACTAAAAAGAAAAACCTAAAAGAGAATTACGATAACTCAAACATAATATCTGAGGCAAAGAAAGATCCTGCATTCCCATACACAGCAAAACAAACTAGAGACTTAATATATCCACAATATGTTGGTTGTTATGAAAAACAATTTAAATACGGTTGTTTAGGTAAAATTGAAAAGAAAAGATGTCAAACTAGTTTGGGTGTTTTAGGTGGTGATTTTGCCGAAAACAAATACGGTGGTAATAGTAATTGGTCTATTATAAATCGTTTTGATACTAATAAATCGGTTCATAGAGAAATAATTAAAATTTGGAAAGAGGAGACTCAAGGTCTTGAAGATATTGCAACTTGGATTAAACAACATGCTTATGACCTATTTTCAAATGAAGGTATGTATACAGAAAGGTTGGTTGATATCAATTCAGAAATCATTAGTGACGGTAATCTTAATGAAGATTATGCCAAACAAATTATTATTGAGCAATATAATTTAGACCCTGCAAACGAAGGTATAACATATGAGTTATATGAAAGTTGTTCTGGTGATCCAAATGATATTAAAAAAGGTCAAGACATCATATTAAAATTGTTAGATAAAAATGAGGTTGTTTATTTCCAAGTCAAACCTTTTAAGTCAGATATTGTAATCTTATATGGTGGTGGGGATAGAGGTATATATTTTATTGTTCCGTCAAGTTACAATATGAACAAGTATAAGGCCGAAAATGTTGATGTTTTTGTTTTTGTTGATAGAGAACAACAAAAATTTATGATGTTCAGAAATGATAAAAATAGAATATTAACCATAGCAAACCCAGACAGATACCCTCCGTTTTTGAATTACTTTTATGAACTTCCTTTAAAGAGTAATTTTAAAGTTCCAGAATCAGAGGAACCTATAAGAACACCAATTAAAAAATCTTTAGAAAGAGATAAAGATAAAGAAATCCAATATTACAAAGACAGAATTAAAGTTCTAATGAAAAAAGTTGAGGAGTTAGGCGGATCTGTTGATATTGAAAATTTATTAGAATACTACCAAAAGGAACTCGAAAAAATTTCTTTTTAATTTCTGGATATTTATAGGAAAAACACCTATGGCAATTATTAATGAACCGGAAAGAAGTCAATTCTACCAAAAAGTTAGACACTTATTAGGGGCTCCTTTAAGATCTGTAGAATTGGAAGATGAGATGATGGATACCTTATTAGAGTATGCAATTGACGATTATTCTCAGTATGTCCAAGATTGGTTAATTGAGTCCCAATGGACTTCATTAAATAATTTAAATTTAGATACCCAATCTTTATCAAGAGCATTTATCACTAAAAGTTTAGACTTTGAAACTAGATATACTTACGCATACTCTAAAATTGTTGGTCTACAGGCTGGTGGTGATTGGGAAATTAAAAAAGATTATATACAGTTAGTTCCTAATCAACAAATTTATGAGATACCTGCAGGTCGTGAAATAAACGAAGTATTATGGTTTACTCCATCCACACTTAACAATTTAATGTTTGGTTTAGGTGGTTTTGCAGGTGTTGGTATTGGTACAGGACTTGGTGGTGGTGGAGGTCTTGCACAGATCGGTAACATGGCGGGAAGTTATTATTTAACACCGGCATTTGATACTTTATTAAGAATGCAAGAGGTTAACATACAAAGAAGAATATATGCGGGTGATTTAACATATTACATAACTGCACTTCCCGACGGTAAAAAAGCATTACACCTTTTGAACACACCTGGAGGTAAATTTGACTTTGGTAATGCAGAATTATCAAAAGGTCAAGTTTGGTATTGGTATTATGATACTTCACAAGGTGATAGAGATAAATGTTTAGCAGATAATCCTGATATTGTATTATTACCATCAGATGTTCCATTTAATAAAATAAGTTGGGACAGACTTAATAATCCTGCACAAATATGGGTTAGAAGATGGTTTACCGCTTATTGTAAAGAAACACTTGCAAGAGTACGTGGTAAGTTTAGTGGTAGTTTAAAAACTCCTGATGGTGAATTAACTATGGATTATGCGGCACTTGCAACTGAAGGTAAAGATGAGAAGACAAAATTAATAGAAGAATTAATTGGTGCGGAAGGAAGATTAACAAGACTTCGTCCTGAAAAAATAATGGAGAGAGAAGCATTACTTGCTGAAAACTTAAACAAACAACTTAAGTTTAGGGCAATGCCACGTCAAATTTATGTGATTTAATTATGCCAGTATTAAAAGATAGACCAATAAGAAAAACTGTTTTACGAGGTGACAGGTCAATTAATTTGGATACGTTTGAAACTGTTGTTGTAAGTGATGAATTTTACTCAACAAAAGGTGAATTACTTTTAATTATAAGAGATGTCGATCGTTGTAAAGTAAAACTTGATTCTACAACGACCGACAAAATAAAAATCAAAACCTTAACAAACTGTATCATTTTTCCCGACATGGGAAGAATAGATGAAGATTGGGATGAAATATCCGTAGGTCGTGGTGCTTGTGTTGAGTTACAAAACGTAAGAGGTGTGTGGTATATCCTATCCTCCGACGGTCTCAAGATGGAATAAATTAGAGTCAGGTAAATATCTCCACATATAAGGATCTGCATTCTTATACATATGGTATGGAGTTTCACCAACGCGATTCCAAAATAACATCTCTTCATCAGAAATCTCCATCACATCTTCTAATTTATCTTGATCACCTTCATCAAATGGTTGTCCGTTAATTAATTCGCACTGAACTTTAGTAAAGAATGGTCTATCTTCAGGATTTTTAACTAACAACCCATTTCTAACTTCTTGTTTGAATACAACCAATAAAGGCTCAACTCGTTTGTTAAAAGTGGCAATTGCTCGCTGTATATTGTATTCACCTGTCATAGTTGGGTTAGTTTCAATATCAGAAGGATCAACTCGATAACAATTTAATTGAATTATTGAGTCAACGTTTTCAGGTATTGTAGTTCCCCAATCTCTCAAATAATTATCGATGTGTTCTTGTGACCAACCTTTCTTTGGTTTGTTAACTTTCTGAACATCACCATGAGATGCCTTTGTGCCGTTATTAACATAGAATATTACCTCACCAAGATTAGCATTTAGTTTATCTTTAATGGCCAACTCCATATGTGCTTGACGTGACATTAATGCTCCTGACTTAGTTTTTGTTTTACTTCGTGCGATGTAATCATCAATTGTTTGTTTTATTTTTGATTTGTTGGCAATATCCATTAAAGGAATTTTTTGGTCAAATATTTTTTGTACGTATTCATAATACCACTCAACAAACTCTTGTCCTTTACCATCAAGAAGTAATTTAATCCCTTTATCCAAAAACTTCTCAATATAGATTGGCATCTTTTTGGATTTGATTGAGTTCCCTGTAAGTTTAATTTTACCTTTTGCTGTGATCAAAGCGTAGTTCTTACGAGCCAAGTTAATACATGCTGGCCATTGACCGTCAGTATCAAGTGCCATCTCACCTCTCATCGCAAAATCATTAAACTCCATTACGTCGGCTTCTTCACCAATATATTCTTTACCCTCAACAACTTTCCAGTTTAACCCTTTACCAACATACTTTCTTGTCTCTACTCCATCAGGAACAGAAAAGTTAATACCGTCCGTGTCCATTACAAGAGGTGTATATCCACGATCCATAAAGAAGTGAATCATCATGCGAAGATACTGACGACCCGTACAAGTAATCATCTCACCTTTATCCATATCACCCCAATGGAATACTTGAGGTGCGGATAATGCACCGAACATCGAGTTAATAAAGATCTTAATTGGTAATTGTTTACGGTCATAAGATGTTGATTTCTTTTTATCAATACTTGCGTATTCCTCAGCGAGTTGTTTGTATTTGATACGAGTGTTACGGAAGTAAGATAATAAACCTTTCATCGCGCCTGTCACATCACACTCGGGGAATACATCGTGTACTAACTGAATAGATGGATATAGAGACGAGTAGTCAAGTTTTAATACGTTTCTTGAGTATCCTGTTCGGATCAATCGAGAAAGTCCTCCTACGAAGTTCCCTTTATCATTCTTAGCAGGAATTGCCAAGTTATGTTTATAAGACCATGCTAACATTAACATTTTCCATAATGTTGCGGTACCCATAGTTGAAACTCTTTCATATGTTGTTGGAAGTAATGATGCCAACAAGAATGACCCTTGATTGAATTCCTCATCGACCAATAGAGTTTCTTCTAAGTCATCATCAAGGTAACGCTCAATAATATCGTCCCCCGTTGTTTTAATATAAACTTTAGAATGTCTTCCACAAACATCATCGATCTTTAAATCTACTCCGACTTTCTTGTACTTACCATTTTCAATATTCAACCAATACTCTTCTTTGTCTCGATACATAGAACCAATCTTATCGTGATCAACATAAACACGATCAGGAGCTTCAGCCTCAATATATTTGGTAATATATTTCAAACCGGCTTCTTTAATATTTGAATTGATTGCTTGTGCTCTACGGACTGAATGTAAAATATCAATAATGTTATAACCCCACATTTGAGTTTGATTAAATTTCTCAACCTCATTTGCCAATTTCAACATCGACTCTTTCATCGAGATTGATTTGTCGGGATTTAAAGACTTTGCAATTCTTTTTACATCAAGATTTAACGCCTTACACCTTTCATAGATCCAATACCAGTCAAAGTTGAATGAGTTATATCCTGAAAGAATTGAAGGTTTGATGTCGTCGATTATATTAAAGAATTCAACTAACCCTCTTCTTTCATCATCAGGTGTTGCACACTCAATAACTTTTTTATATCCTTTGTTTGTTTTAATTCCAATCATGAAGATACGACCATCCTTGGGCTCAAGTGAGGTCGTCTCCAAGTCGAATACCATCCTCGTGATGTCGTTGTATTCTTCGAATCCTTTGAATAGTCGTTTCTCTTTTGAGATGAGGTATTGCTCAACAGGAGGAAGTACCATGATGAGGTCTTTTGTTTTTTCACCCCAAGGATCTAATCCACCCTCTCTAAAAAATTGTATTAGGTTTCGATAACCTTTCATAGACTTAACCATAAATGTAAGTCCTCGTTCTAAACGATCGTTATCTTCTGTTCGAAGTTTCTCAATCATAATACCATGTTTGGTCATGGCTTCTTTCTGTAAAGCTTTTGATGATGAGTAAAAATTTTGACCACGTAGATCACCAACCCAAGCAAATGAGATTAATGTGTCTCGTTGAATCTGTTTCCCTTTACCGGGAACTTCTTTGATTTTGTAGATTTTATCAGATACGTAATCGTATTCTACGGATACGATGAATTCCTCGGGGTCATTACCCACAAGGAAGCTTTCAATTTCTTCTTGTGATATCATATATTTTTTTACTTTTGGTGTATTAGCTACCGAATTAGGTCGGCATTTACCTTCGTAAATAAATATAAATGAAAGGATTTATCTTATCAACAGATGTATTCTGAATTTTGTAAAACTCCGTTTATAAATTGGATCACAGCAAATGATCCATCTAACCACATTATGAAATATCCTGTGTCGTTTGTCGGATAACAAGTGGTTTCATTTGCAAATGCTAGTGACCCAACAGTTGGTCCATTAACATTAAAATATCTATCATAATATCCATCATAATTACATAGAGTGTTTCTTAAACAATATAACGCCTCACATGCCCTATCCCTATCGTTTGTAAAATCACCGTGTAAGGTAGTTGAATAGATCAACTCTTCGTATCTTGGGTGAGGACAAATCGGTTGGTTAGGCGTTTGTGTTGGAGTTAAAGTTGGTGTCGGTGTTGGTGTTACCGTACTAGTTGGTGTAGGACTTATAACTGGTTCTCTTGTCGGTGTTGGTGTTGGTGATGGAAGTGGGGTAACACAACAATTATATTCTAAAACATAACAATTATTGTATGGTAGATCAGTCGCAATATAACTCTCAACAATATTAATAAATAATGGCTCTCTTATTGGTAAAACTAAAGTACCTGTGTCATTTATAAACATAAACTGACCTTCATACCTACCAATTTTACTTGTATCTTGTTGAGTAAATCTATAATAAACATAATACTCAGGAGATGCATTTGGGTCCATGTCTATTTTTTCAACAAATCCAGCGGACTTTGTATAGACTTTTGGGATACCGTTGTCGGTATTTACCATAGTAAAAAAAATAGAGGATCTCTCTATGAACTCCATCATAGAGTTATAACTCTCAATACCATCATTAACAACTTGAAGTTTAAGTAAGGGTAGAGTTGAATTTTGACCTATTGTAAATTCCATCTATTCTTTTATCTATAAATATTAGAAAAGAAGTTTACTAAATAATTTAATTTAAATTACTTATTTTTTGGTAAGTTCCATATAATATTGCAACCCTGATTTTTTATCCGGCACAATATCATCATCTTTTAATTCGTTACTACCTAAATATACAATCTCTTTTTCGATTGTATAAAGGTCTAAGAATTTATTTGTTTTTTTAATTTCTGTTTTAAAATCGGCGACTGCGATGTTGTCGTTTAAATTAAGTGAAGTAACGTAATTTTGTAAATTACCTTGACCTTTTAGTTTTACTGTTATTTGTGTTTGATATTTCATTTTAATCCCACCATATATAATCATTTATCATATCCCAACTGGTATATTCATTATCTATTGTTATTTGTTTTACATCATCATCAGAAATCATCGTTAGTAAGTATTGACCATCAATACTATTTTTTATCACATATCTATCTTTAACCGAATAAATATCACTCCAATAATCATCCTCAACAATAATACTATTTAGTAATGCTCCATTAAAATTATATAGATTAACCCTTAAGTTATCTGAATTGGTAAGATAAACATATAAGAAATTATTTCTACCAATACTTAAATCTCTTTCACCTGAATCCTCGGGTAAACTAAATTGATTACTTAACGAATCTTTAGTTAAAACTCTAGCCGTTGAATTTTGAGAATTGTATAAAACAATATTTGAGTTACTATAATAGTATTCTTGAGTATAATAACCATTTGATGTATTAACATCTTGATATACCTCTATTTGTGTATACCCCGTTACTTGATTATTAACATAGTAACCATTAGTGTAATTAGTTAAGTAAAATGTTTCATAACTTGTCCAAATATTAAAACCTTCAGGTGTTGAAAATTCTAATGTGTCAATTACTTCACCATTTAAGAATAACATATTATTACTCACTGTATTACCTTCTGTGTTGTAAGAATAATTAAAATAATCTCCAAACCAATTAGTGTTCGTTCCGTTTATATCATCATAACTAACATTTGTTGACGTAAGATTAACACCATCTTCAGTTATTGAAAAAACTACTGAATTAGTATCTCCTGTAGAACAGAATGTGTAAAAGGTCTTATTACCCCAAGAATACGGATAAAAAGTTTTATCATTTGAACCGCTATCTTGGAAAGTATAAGTCGTAAGTTCGGTTTGATTTTCTAATCTGTAAATAATATCTAAATAACTAACCTCGTAACCTCCACCATTAAAATAGGTACCAAGACCATTATATAATATAATAAAAATACCACCCGTAGGGACATCACTAGGGAAAAAATTTGTTTCATACTGAATACTGATACTTGTGTAATTAGTACCCCTTGTGTGTGTTGTTGATGAAACATAGTCAGTGACACCATTATAGTTGTAAATTAAATAATCAATATTACTATCAGCACTGTTCCACATTATGATATTAAATGATTGATTACCATACCATTCTAAATTCCAAGATTCGTATGTGTTTGGTGTTATTGATAAATTAGCCGTTTCAGTAAGTGATGTGTCATAAATTTTTAAAGAACTAAGTGTACCGTCACTTATTAAATAAGATAGTTCGTAAAAATAATTTGAGGAGTAATATGTTCCGTAGTATCTTTGCTCGACTGTCGAATCCCAAGAATCTATTAATTGAGTAGATCCGTTATAATTTACTTTATATGAATATCCTGTGTTATTGTCACTATTATTAATTATAAAAAAGAACGAACCATCTAAACAAGTACTATCCCAATCCCATTGAATATCTAAACTCTCTATAAGTGGATCATATGTATATTGATAAACTGATTGACCATTAAACCAATATAATAAACCAGCATCAGGGTCTTGGAAATATACAATTCTACCGTCTAACACATCAGTTTGAGAGTCTATCGTAATTGCGCTGAATTGATCAACAATATTTCCGTTTTCATCTAAAAATAACGTTAAACGTGCATTATCCGTATAATTATAAAAACTTAATGCACTACCACTTTCAGATAACGGGTACCAATCATTACTACTCCAATATGTTGTATCAATATCAAGATCTATAACTTCAGCGGTAAAATCATTAAAGTTTAAGATTCCTAAACTGAAAGTAGTTTCCCCCGATACATTACCTAATTGCATATAATTTTGGTTTTGTCCGTAAGGTTGTTGTACATTTAATCTGTAAACATAATCATATGTTATTGATGAAAGTATATATTCACCATAAGGAAGTTCACTATAATAGTTAAATGGTATTGTTTTAATACCCAAATCTATTGGTGTCCCACCTGTCATTGGTTGGAAAACAACGTTAACGGTCTGACCGATTAGGTTTTCACTTGTAATTCTAACTCCTATTGCCATTTTGTTTTTATTTTATAAATATCATTTACTTTTTATTTGTTTAATATAACTCACTATAAAATCCCTCCTATTTAAAATGTTATTAATTGTACCATGTAATTAAAATCCCAATTAACTTACTTTAATATAACCGTAATATACTATTTGAGATGATCCACTGTTATTGGTTATGCCAAATGTAAAGGTATTTGAATTTGAAACTGCCGGAGATGAGGTAATAATAGTTCCCGCAGTTCCAACTATCTGACTTGGTATTGAGGTTAAAACCAAAGCATTTCCTGCAAGATAATACCAACCATACTGAACACCTATTACAGGTACATTATTGTTTGATAATGTTACTGTTGCATTCCAATTAACAATACCGTTTGGAATATTTCCATTCACCCACATAACATATGATTGACCTGCAGGAACTGTAAAACTAACAGTATTTGTACCTGCAGATAATGTCCAACTTCCTGTGACGGGGGATATCGCACTTTGTGAATACCCACTAAATAATGTTTCTTTAGTTATTTTGAATGATTCTGTGTTACCACTATTGTTCATAACAAGAAAAACACCATTTGTGTTTCCTGTGTATGTTTGTAAATCTGATATTAATGTGTTTGCCATTTTTATAAATATTAATTTTAATGTTGATATTCTATTCCATCACCATTTTGAGCGGTTAATATGTTACCATTCTGAGCTAATATAAAGAATGGTTCTGTTGGTGTAGGTGTAATAGTTGGTGTAGGTGTAATAGTTGAAGTAACACTCGGTGTTGGGGTTGGTGTTTGCGTTACCGTTACCGTGGGGGTTATGGTTGGTGTAGGTGTTGGTGGTAATATTATTTCATATGACACGCATACCTGTTCTCCCGCAACAAAATCAACAGGAGATGATTGTATTAATATTAATTGAGATGTTGGCCCACCAAAACCACCATTTATAAAACCACCAAAATCAGGATAAAATGAATTTTGATCTCCTTGATATATTGAGGTATTACCATTTTGACTGAATGATATTAAATAATTGTTTGATAATAATTGATCATAGTAATCATATAAATTATTACCTAAATCATCCACAGATGCAAAATCAACTCCATTAATATCAAAAGTGTTTGGGTTAAGTATACCTTCAACGGAACTTGGATTTGTGAATTCAGGGAATATTATATTACCAGATTCAGGATAAAAATAAGGTAATGTTATTAAATTAAATAAACCTCCGCCACATGTTAATACTTCTGGTGTTAAATCATTATTTGGTATTATTTCAGAACCTAAACCATCGTTTGGTATTTGATTATCATTTAAATCATTTAAAGGTATAAATCCACCATTTAAATCATTATTTGGTATAAATCCACCATTTAAATCATTATTTGGTATAAATCCACCATTTAAATCATTATTTGGAATATTATTACCGGTAAGATCGCCATTAGGTATATTATTACCAAGTAAATCATTATCGGGTATATTTTGATCACCCAAATCATTATTAGGTATTACCAAATACTCAAAATCATTTGGTGGTGCAGGAGTACTTGTTGGTGTTAAAGTTGGGGTCGGTGTAGGTGTTGGTGACGATCCTTCAGTTGGGGTCGGTGTTAAAGTTGGAGTCGGTGTAGGTGACGATCCTTGTGACGGTGTAATTGAGACAGTAACCGTTGGGGTTGGTGTTTGAGTTACAGTTGGTGTTGGTACAATAGTAGTTGTTGTAGTTGTTGGTATTACAGTTGTTGTGGTTGTTGTAATTGGTGGTACAGGGGGTATTATTCCTCCTGATTTACAACAGGGAAAATCAACAACATAACAGCTTTGATATTCCATATCATCCAGAATAAAACTGTCCGTTACATTAATATAAATTTCTTGATTTAATGGTAAGGTTAGAATTCCTGTTTCATTTCTAACTAAAAACTGGCCTTTATATCTACCAACGACTTTAGTATCAAAAGGTGTGAATTGATAATAAACGTAATATTGTAGTTCTTCATTATTATTGAAATCTTGTTTTTCCTTTAATCCCGCAGGTCGAGAAGTTATTTTAGGAATACCCGTTACGGTGTCCACCATGGAAAAAAAAATATCCGTACCCGAAAGGAACCTCATGGTTCTATCGTAGTCACTTCTCCCATCTTTAATAATGTTAATTTTTAGAACAGGAAGGGTCGCATTTTTTTTGATAAAAAATTCCATTAAACCTTTTATCAATAAATACTCCGTTTAGAATTCTTTTCTTAAATTTCCTTCGTAGAACTCAAACCTATCATGTTCTGTTGGTGTCATCAAAAGAACTCCGGCATTAATTTTACCTTGTTTCATCTCTTTATAACAGTGAGACATTAAAGTTTGCTCGTAAGGATAAGTGAACTTAGTTTCGATATAACATTTGTAATTACCTTCTTGTGAAAGAATTATTGGCCAGTTAGACAAATAAACTTCACCTGTCGCATATGGAATACCGTCATAAATTTTTATGTTTTTATATTCTAAATAAGGTGCGTTTGGATCTTGTCCGTTTACAGGTAATTTTGGATTGTCAGGCCAATGCTCATCTCTATATGCTTTGTCTACATTATACCAAGCCCACTGTTTTTCATGACTACCATAAAACTCAGTAAAGTTGAACTTTAAAAAATCAAAGTTTTCTTTTCTTGTAATTTGTAAAACTTTTTCATATAAATTATTTGTTTTTCTTAAAAACCCATTTCTACAAGATGTTTCAGCTCCACCGTAGAAAAACATATCATCCTCAAAGAAAATATAATAATCCATGTCAGATTCATTAAAATGTTCGGCAACAAACACTCTACCACCTGTAATACCTATGTTATCTTTTTTAATGTGCTCAAATCCGTATTGTTCACAAAGTTCTAAGTATCGTGGTGTGGTTGATAGATCTGTTGAGTTATTTAGTAAAAACTTTTTAGTTCTTGTAAGAAAATCATTATCATATAACTCCATAGATCGTATTAGAGTTTCAAATTGTTTAGGACTATTAAATGTGATTACGTATAAACCAACATCTCCATTCTTTTTGATTTTAATCGGATCTTCTTTTCTAAAACTTTTAATAACTACTGAATCATTTTTTACGTCCTCAAAAAACTTATAAAGTAATCCATTTGATTCGATTTCTACATAATCAATATTTTTTGGACTCGTATAAGTCATGATTGAAAATAAACTTTCTTCAGTACCCATCAAACCTCTGTTAAGTGTTGATTTCATTAGATCATAATACAAAGTATTCATTTCTCTAATCAAAGGTTTTGGTCCACCAAAAAATCCACCCCTACAAACTTTATTAACTCGTTGACCAACAAGTTCAGTCATAGAATTAATTTCAAAACCGTGGATCTCGTTGTCGGCTTCATATGGGAATGCAACAAATGTAAAATTATCAAATAAGTTGTCTATTTTTGGTAATACATTATCGTGAGTAAAGTAACCTATATTAACTGTGTTGGCAATACCGGCATCTAACCAATATAATTTTTGGGAATTGAATTTGTCTAAAATAACCGCATCGTGCAGTAAAAACATTTTTGACATTACAAGAGGGTTATACATTTCTAATTTGGCCTGTGTCGAATCTTTTAACCAACCCGCCAAATTATACCAATCAGGATTTGTTCTAATTTCTTGTATTTTATCGTAAAACTCTCCTTTGAACCAAGATTGATCTCTTAAAATGAATTGAGTATTTTCATGACTTCTTTTTGTAAATACAAAACTTTCTAATTCTGCATCACCAAAAATTATCATATTACAAGGAATGTCTAAGAACTGTAAAAACTTTTCTAAATAATGTTGATACGATCTTGCCCATCCTTCAGTTAACCCATCTCTTTTGATATCCCATAAACCTGTAACTAATGTAAGTTTTGAGTCTATTTTTTTTACAACTTCTTTTGGTTCTAAAGTTGCCTTAATTTCATCGTGTACGTCTTTTCTAATCGCATCAATATCCATATTACCCAATATCTCATAAAGATAACCAGCCTCTGTTAACTTGTTTGTGATGTTAGTTTTTTCTTCGTCAGTCATATTACACCACTCTAACCGAATTAAACTTGGTCTAAACTTTCCTAAATCAATTTGTTTAAAGATTGTATAATCGTGTCCTTCAGTATCAACAGATAAAACATCAAAATGATCTATTCCGTGTTTTTGTACTAATGTGTCCCAAGTAATACAATTAACCTCAACGTCAACGGCATATTTTTCAACAACTTCTCTATCACCTTCACTACCCATACCATTTTTAGATGGATCAATTACACTCATACCATAAAAAGCAGGATGAACTAAACCTTCGTCAACAACTTCGATTGGGATTGTTTTCATAGTTATAGTTCCATTAAAATCACTTACCGCAGAGTTTTCAAATTTGTTGCCAGGGTTATTACTCTTATGATTAACTAATCTCTCAAAATGAGGTTTCATAGGCTCAACATATAAAACATCCGAATTATAGATTTGGGCGTATCCACTCATACTATCAAACATAACACCATCCATTGCTCCGATGTTAATCATAAATAATTTTTGGCCCTTTCTACCGTAATAATGTAATACCTTATCAAAAAAATCTTCCATATCTAATTTTTAAATTCCTAATTCCGTCTCAAAAAAATGAACGAAGTGTGTTTTATTTTTAATTGATTCTCTATCGAAAACCGGAGTTGTGAGCCAAAAGTCTTCATGATACCAAGTATCAAAACTGAATGTTTTAAACATATCAGGATTTTCGAACTCTAAGTTTGTAATCATACCTTCGTGATTTAATATATGATTTTCATTTAAACATAAATTACTTATTATATCAAATTCTTGTATGAACCATTTTATTTTTGAAATGTGTCCTCCCAAAATACCACCAACAGACATATGTTTATAATCATTATTATTTTTATAAACTTTTCTAATCTCATTTGGGTTATGTGAAAACATGGTATTTGCCAAGTTGATTAATTTATCGCCAACCCAATTATTTATCTTTGGGAATAATTCAGGACAAAATATTTTTGTAAATGAATAGTTTTCCCAATCTCGAGATAAACCAGTAATCTTATCGGAGTAAGGATTATATTTTAAGGTAAACAATCCTCTGTGAGATAAACCACAATCAATCCAATAAATGTAGTCATAGGATTCGTCGTATTCTTTTGAAATAAGGTATATTTTATTCCAATCAACTTCATGGTAGAAATTAAATTGTTCGTTAGATTTTTTAATCTCTAACATTCTTTCCGTTTTTGGGTAGTCTTTAAGATTTGAAATTTTAATCGTTACGTTATTTAAATTAAATTCCTCACAATATTTTTGTAACAAATCAAATTGAGTTTCATTACAATAACATATAATTTCATTATTCATGTTATTTAATGTCCTTAAAGAATGTAAGTATCTTTCTTGTCTTGCAAATGACTCGTGACCAAAAAAAGGAAACCCAATAATATCGGTATAAAAGGCGGTTACTAGCTTTGTCTTCATATTCTTTTTCTAAAATAGTAATCACCTAATAAAAGACAATCCATTTCTGTTTTATCGTAAACCGAAATCGCATCACTATATCGAGAAAGTATTGGTTTTCCATTAACGTTGAACGATGTATTTAATAATACCCCTATACCTGATTGTTTCTCAAACTCAGTTAATAAATTGTATAACCAAGGGTTTTGTTCTTCAGTTACGGTTTGTACTCTTGCTGTACCATCTACGTGTGTAATTGAAACTAATTTTTCTCTCCACTCTTCTTTTACAGTAGGACAAAATCCCATCCACTTACTTTCACCCTCAAAATTAAAATATTTAGATACGTCTTCTAATTTACATACAGGGGCAAAAGGTCTATACCACTCTCTGTTTTTTACTTTAGCATTTAATATATCTTTCATGTTATCATAAGCAGGATTACAAATAATACTTCTATTCCCTAAAGCTCTCGGACCATGTTCTGCATTACCTCTGACAACACCAACAATTCTTCCATCTACTAAATCCTTAACTAACATTTCTGTCTCTAAAGGTAAAGCGTGTCTTTCCTCAACATGAGACATTAATGTATGTTTATCTAAAATTGGAATACCTGCGTATGTAATGTCGATAGCCTTTTCAGGTTTAATATGATTTAACATCATTCCTGTTGCAATTCCACAATCATTTGGATTGGGTGGTACAAAAACTGGTCTATCAAGTTCTTGGTGTAACTTTGTGTTTAACAATATGTTTAATGCACAACCACCAACAAGTATTAAAGGTATATTTGGGTATTGATCTAAAAATGGTATAGTTAACTCCATAAACACATTCTCAAATGCAATCTGAGAAGTTTTAGCAACATCCCAACCTATTTGACCCGTTAATCTATTTTCAAAATCAAAAGAAAGACCTGTTTGTTCTGCCAACTCATTTAAATAACCTAAGTAATTATTTCCGTCAGGTTTTTTTCTATAGTATTCTTCGAAGTGTGGCAACCAATCTTCATTAACATTACCATAAGAACAAAGTCCCATAATTTTTCCTGAGTAAACTAAATTACCAATATTAAGTGCCGGTTCTTTTGTAATATCACCCAAGTAATCACCAAATGACATATATGGAAACCCTAAATCAGTATTAAATTTTTCAATAAGGTTTATGTTATTTCTGTCTTCCGCATGATACACATTAAAGAATCCATCATTACCTCCTCCATCAAATGAAATAATTAAAGCTTCGTTATAATCTGTTTGGTATAAACCACAAGCAGCATGGCTTAAATGGTGTAGTGAATTAATATATTCTTTTGCCGGTATTAACTCTTGATAATGAACCTTTGTTGTGTGTTCGATTGTATCCGCATTTAAGTAATAACATTTATCATATTCTGAAATTCCATATTCATCTTTAATAAATTGTAAAATATGTTTTAACAAAAAGGGTCTTGAGTATGAAATTAAATATTGTGCGTAACCTGCGTTTTTTTGGGTAAGAAATCTTTCGACTTCTATTACCACAATAATTTTTCCTTGATCCTCAACAACAACCGCAGAATTGTGAGATCCGTAAAATGAAATGTTTGCCATTATTATATTTTTATAAATTTCCTGTTATTCTATCACACCAACCTTTAGATGTTGAGTAAGGCCAAACAACCCAATATTTAGGTTTTTTAGTTGTATTGAATTCTCTCCATACTTTACAGTATCCATCAGGATCTCTAAAGAAACCGTTTATTTCATTAATATCTGCATCTCTTCTATATAAAGTTTCATCATTTTCATCGTGAAAAGCAACTACCCAATATTCATAATCTTTTTCAGGAACACTCACATAATTTACGTCTATACAGTGTTTGAAGATTGTTGAAAATGATTTCTTCCATTCCTCTTCTGTCTCGAAGTTATAGGTGTTTGGTGGATATTTTTTGTCAATTGTCTCTTGTTGGATTCCTCTTGACTCAAACAAAACACCAGCATATTTTTCATAGTCACTTACGGTTCTTTCAGTTCCAAACCATAAAGAATAATCTCCATCAAATTTTTCACCGTCAACTCCTAAAAGTTGTCTGTTTTTAATATGACAAGCTGTGTTTCTTAAATGCCAATCTTTGTCATCGTCCCACTGTTTAGTTCTACCTTTTCTTGTGTATTCGTGCCAAATTAAAACTTTGTGTGGATGGAATAAATCATAACCATATGTATAAGCTCTTACTGAAATTGAAATTTCTTCTCCGTGAAAATAAAATTCAGGATCATGTTGAACTTCAGTTGAAAATTCACCTAAAGTAAAACAATAATGTGCTGAGTAAAATCTTGCAGGAACAGGTTGTTTCATTTCTTGCCAACCTGGAATTGATTCAGGCAAGAAGAATACAACACCTTCAGGTGTAAATCTATCAAATGCCATTCTCCATGGTTCTCTAACACGACCTTCAGGATCATTATCAGGATCAAATGATGAAACATATCCTGTTAAAAGAGGTTTTTTATGTCCTTTCTTTTGAAGTTGTTTAATCATTTTAATCATTTCATCATCCCAATTCTTTTCGAATCTCATGTGAGAATCGATTTGAAGAGTATACTCCTCACCACCATACAGTTGTTGGACTTGATGTCTTGCCCAACAAACCCCTTTTGATTCTGTGTAAGGAATATTTAGGATTCTAAATCTTTTATCTTTTTCATACTTAGATAAATCATCAAAACCATCTTCAGGATGGAATTGTCTTGCAACACCAATAATTACATTTTTTGGTCTTTTTGCGTTTTCCAACATATTTTCTATTGTTGGTATTAGTTGAGGGTCGCGATACGCAGCGATTTGTACAAATATTTTCATAAAACAAAAATATTATACACATTCCAATAGTAAATTGTTAGGGACCTTCGAATAAATAAATCACATCATCTTGGAACATGAAGACCTCAAAGTCCTCAAATTGTTTACCATAAAGTATTCCACAACTTAGTAATACAAATTTTTCACAACCTAAAGAATCAACAATTTTTAAAAGTAAAGATACAACATTATCAAGTGGTGGCGGAACAACAAATTGGTATGGAGTTACAATTGTTGTTGCACTTGAAACTAAAAAACAATAAGTCAAAGTAACATCACAAACATAAATGTCATATGGTGAATTACCTGATATAGAATTTATTTGGATTATGTTTGCCATGATACTAATAAATAGTTATGATAAAATTATTTAAATTTCAAAAACCTTAAATGTATCTTGTATACGTATTGTTGTAATATTGTACGATATCAGAATTTGATAATGCAATATCGTATATTAATACTTCACCAACATTACCTTGCAAATATTCATTACTTACTGTTTTTGCGATTTGTATCGCACTTGTTGTGACATTATGTCCTGAAGGTGTATCTGAACCAACTAAAACACCGTTAACCAATATACTTCTTGTTGTACCATCATATTTTACAACAGCATTAAACCACCCATTTGTTGGTGACACGGAACTTGTCACAACTAAATCATTACCCCACCAATAATTTATTACTTGATTAGTTCCTCCGGCTCTAAATGCATTTGATTGGTTACCAGTTCCAAATGAACCAACACTCATAAATCCATTACCACCCCAATTAGTACCAAGTTGTACCCATATTATAAAAGTATAATCTGAGTTTCCTGTCGGTAAGTTAGTTCCTGATGGATTACTAAACCATCCATTAGACCCTGTTGAGAAATAAACCGCTCCTGTATTATTCCAAGTTATACTACCTGAGTTTACCATGGTAACATCATTTCCATTACCACTTAAATCATACCAAGTAGTACCCGCACCTGAGTAACTATTAGGGTCGGCAGCATCTAAATGCAAACTTAAATTAGAAACGTATGAGGTCCAGTATCCTTGATTGTTTAAATAAGTTTTACATTGACTTCCCGTTGTAAATGTTTGATTAAAAACTCCATTTACTAAGTTAACAAAAGATTGTTCTGTTTTAACTTTTGATCTCAAAAATCTAATATATGCCGGTACATTATCAGGATTAGGTTGATTACCAAAAAAGTTAGGTCTACATATAACATAACCCAAATCTTCATCAGGACCATTCCACCATCTTGGTAAACCTGTAAATCCTGTGGTTGGGAAACCTACCGCCAAGTCTCCAATCTGTAATGTTCCTGAAATTGTTGATCCTGTGTTAAAAGCAAAAGGTCTTGTTGTTGACATTATTGTAGTTTAACAATAAATATCATTAACTACACTATTTCCAATACTTTGTTATAAACCGCAAATATTGTTGGGTGACACTCAAATGTTTCTTTTCTTTCTAAACAATTAACTAAAGATGGGATGCCTTGTATTGATCCCCACTCTCTAACACCATATTTTATGTTGGAAGCGCAATTAAGACCACAACCACCAACAACATAATGGTATTTGTATTGTTGCGATCCTCGTCTAAATGGTGATCTAAACTCAGGATTTATAGAGCTACCTAATTGAATTATTTCAGCATCTGTTGTTCCTGCCAAATGTAGTAAACCAGAATCCATGGTTATGAAACACATACTATTGTGAATTAAATGCCAAGCCTGATCCATATCCGTGTTGTTCATTAAATTTAAACCTAAGTTGATTGGAAAATTAAAAACAGGTTTATCAACATTAGATCCGCCAAGTTCTGAAGAATCTTTACCAATTGACACAACCGCAATTCCTTTTTGATTTAAAAGTTTCGTTAACATTTGCCAATTTTTTGCATCCCAAGTTCTTGAGTTCCAATTTTGAACAGGATGTATTAAAACGTATTTTTCAGGTAGACCCTCTATTTTTTCAATTGATTTTGGTATGTAATCCATCCCCATCTCATCTTTGGTTAACATAAACCCAAGATTGATTGCATGAAATTGTCTAATATCCATGGCGTTATGTTTATAACAAACCCCATTTGGGTGATATCCAACATTAAATGAAACAAAGACTTCATGTGTTTCTTTTAATTCATCTGTAACTTCAGTAAAGATTTGATCAACACAAGGATTATTAGAAAATAAATATGGGTGGTGTGTTGCGACAGATATTTTTTTACCGTAAGAATAGTAAAGTTTTCTTAAAGTTGGTGTAACTGCTAAGGTATCACCTAACGCTCTACAACCTAATACATCAATACAAACATTTTTCATACAAAAATTATAACTAATAGATCTATTAAAATACAGAATTAGAAAATTGTTTTTATTATTAAGAGTATGAAAAAGATTAAATTATTGTATTTAACACCTCATCTATCAACAGGTGGGATGCCACAATTTGTTTTAAAACGAATTCAAGAACTCCAAAAATTTAAAGACAAGATTGAAATATTTTTAGTTGAGTATTCTCAATTCAGTTCAACTTACGTTGTTCAAAGAAATGAGATCATTAAATTATTAGGTGAAAACCATTTTTTTAGTTTAGGAGACACTACTGATGTAGATAGAAAATATCAACTAATGGATATTATTAAAAATAATGATATTGATATTATACATTCAGAGGAGATGATGGAAGGTTTTGAAAGTTTTAATAAAATCCCATTACCGTTATTAAATCAAATTTATTCTAATGATAGAACTTGGAGAATTGTTGAGACTTGTCATAATATTTGGTTTAACCCACAAACACATAAAAAGTTTAATCCTGACGCATATTCGTTTGTAACACCATACCATTTAGAAGAAACATTCTCTAATGAGAAACCGATGAAATTTTTATCACTATATCCGATTGAAGATAAAGTTTCTGAAATTTTAAAGGAGTGTGAGATTTATGGGGACTTTAATCAAGTACCTTTAATTAAAAAAATACAAATAAGAAATGAACTTGGTTTGGATATGTTTAAAACTCATGTTTTAAATGTTGGGTTATGGACAAGTGGTAAAAATCAAGGTGAGGGTGTGAATGTTGCAAAAGAGTTAATCGAATCAAACCCTGATATTGAATTTCATTTTATTGGAAACCAAGCTCCGAACTTTGAGGATTATTGGGGACCGATCATGAATGACTTACCATCAAATGTAAAAGTTTGGGGTGAAAGAAATGATGTTGATAAGTTCATGCAAGCATGCGATGTATTGATGTTTAATTCAACTTGGGAATGTAATCCATTAGTTATCCGACAATCAATTGGATATGGAATGAAAATCCTATCAAGAAATCTACCACAATACATGGGTATGTTTGACGGATACATCACTCCGATTGAAGGGGATGTCAAAAATATATCAAAACAATTGGTCAGTCTTATTGAAAGTAATGGGGTTTACTCGATATTACCTGATGATAAATTTGGTGAAGATTTATTATCGATGTATAAAATTGTAATGAACGAGAATACCACAGAAAACAAACCACTAACCAAAGATTATACTTTTATTAAACATTATGTAACCCAACCTTATTTTGAGGTACAAGGGACTACTCAAAACAAATTAAACATTAAATATTTTGATGAAAACAATAATGTGGTTTATCAAAATGAATTACCTATCAATAGTTGGGTAAAACTAAATAAAGAATATTTTATTAAGTGGAGAACTACGGTTGAGGAAAACGGTCAAGTCATATATGATGAAACCTTAAACTTAAAAGATAAAAGAGTTTATATTTCATTTGGATCTAAGTCTTTGGGTGATACGATGGCTTGGGTTCCTTATTGTGAAGAGTTTAGAAAAAAACACAACTGTAAACTAATCGTTTCTACATTCCTTAATGGGTTATTTAAAGATCAATATCCTGAAATAGAATTTATTGAGCCAGGTGAGGTTGTACCAAACATTCACGCACAATACAGATTAGGTTGGTATTACGACGATAAAGGTGAATTTGATAGAAACAAACACCCACACGACTTTAGAAAAATGCCGTTACAAAAAACAGCATCTGATATTTTAGGATTAGAATATACTGAAATCAGACCAAAGTTAAAATTACCTAACACACCAAAAAAGAAAAAAGTTGGTATCGGTATTCACTCAACAGCACAATCTAAGTATTGGAACAACTCAACAGGTTGGCAAGAAGTAGTTGATTATTTGAGATCATTTGGTTATGAGTGTATGATTTATTCCAAAGAAAATGATGGGTATATGGGTAACCATCACCCAAATGGTGTAACCAAATTTGTTGGTGGGACATTACAAGATGTAATTGATGATCTATCAACTTGTGAATTTTTTATTGGTTTAGGATCAGGTTTATCTTGGTTAGCTTGGGCATGTGAACTACCTGTTGTTTTAATTTCAGGGTTTAGTGAGAAATGGGCGGAAACAAAATTAGACACATATAGAGTTATAAATGAAAATGTTTGTCACGGATGTTTTAATTCGGAAAGATTAGACGCTGGTGATTGGAATTGGTGTCCTTTACATAAAAACACAGATCGGATGTTTGAATGTACAAAACAAATAAATTCCGATATGGTTATAAATGAAATAAAAAAAATTATGAATAATACTAAAGAAGTTACGCAAAGTAAGTTAGAAGGATTTGATTGGGGTGGAAAAGATAATTGGTATAGTGATGCCGCAATACAAGAAATTGAAAATGATAATATGTACGATAGATTTTTTACCGTTGAGGAAGGTGATATTGTTGTGGATTTAGGAGCGTCAATGGGCCCATTTACCTATTCTATTTTACCAAATAGCCCTAAACAATGTTATGTTGTTGAACCATTATCTTATCAAGTTGATGTGTTACATAAAAATGTTGGGGGAGATAATGTGAAAATTATTCGAGGAGCAATTACCGATAAAAAGAAAATTGAGATTACTTGGGATGGTATAACTGAAATTGCACCAACATTTACCTTTAAAGAGTTTTTGGATGAAAATAATATTGATAAAATTGATTTTTTAAAATGTGATTGTGAAGGTGGTGAGTACGACGTATTCCAACCAAGTAATATTGAGTTTTTAAAAACCATACCAAAAATTGTGACTGAATTCCACATGAGAGTTGATGAGAATTTTCATAACTGTAAGTTCAGATGGTTTAGAGATAATATACTACCACAATTTAATAACTACCAAGTTTTTTCTGTGGATGGTGTTGACATCAAATGGGATTTATGGAATGACCACTTTTTAGAATACTATTGTGAAGTAATCATTTATATTGACAATAGAAAATAATTTAAGATTTAAATAAGTTAAATTAAAAACCCCCATCTTTTCAGGTAGGGGTTTTTTTATGCTGGACAAGCGTGTGCCGCAATACAAGTCGTACAGTCACTATATTGTGCGGTTATTGTTCCTACTGATACGGTTGCGGGCCCAGTACTAGATGAAACAAAGTCAAAACATACACCAGTAAGAGGATCATAAAATCCACTGAATCCCATACCACCTTGAGCTAATACAACTTGGTTAGTGTTTAAACAACAGTTATAAACTTCGTAATAATTACAAGGGTTGGATTCTAAACACTTTTCACAAGTATCATAAGGAGTATCAGTGTAAAAATTACTTGTTGGTGTATCTGTCGTTATTGACACACAAACATAACAGTTATCACTTATTACTTCAAGATAACTTAATCCAATTGTAAATACTCCATATGCGACTTGTGTTACGCCAGTTTCACAACAAGCCGAGAATAAATAATAGTCAGGACAGCCACCAACATCTAAACGACATTGTGTACAATCATCAAATTGTTTGGAGTTATAAATTGGTACTGGCCAACTTACAGTACCCGTTAAGTCCCAAGAAGTAACTTCCCAACAAACACCATTTGTGTCTGTAAATATAGTCCCTGTTTGTGGGACAAACGCTTGAGTTGCATATACCTCAACTTGTAAAGGGTTACAACAATTTCTTATTGTAACATAAACAACTTCAGGACAAGGATTTGCTGTTTTACAAGCTTCACATCCACCAAAATATTGGCTAGCTAAAGATATACTATAATTTGTTGGTAATTGATTTACTTGTGTATTAATTACCCAACAAAAACCATTTGTGTCTATCCAAATTTCTCCAATAGATACAGTTCCGGCTGGTATTGATATGATTTCTTGAGGTAAAACCTTACAACATGAATTAATAAACCAAAACTCAGGACACTCATTTGTGGTAATACAGTCATCACAATTTGTGTATCCCGTTGTTCCAATTGTAATTGTTGGTGCTGTTACAGGTGCCCCGGTTCCAGATGTAACATTCCAACACAATCCATTATCATCAACAAAAGTATCACCAACTACTAAATCTAACGAACCTGTAACATATTCAAGTCCAGTAACACAACAACTATCAATTACCGCATTATCAGGACAAGGGTTACTTGATATACAAGAAGAACAACTTGCGTAATTGGTCACTAATGTTCTAATACTATTTGGTGCTGCAAGTGTAGTACTTTCTATTTCCCAACAGTTATCTTGAGCATCACTCCAAAATGTTCCTATCGTTAAACTACTACCAACAATAATTTCAGTTACAGTTGGTTCACAACAGTTTCTTAACACATAAAATTCACCATCAGGAATTGTACAATCTTTTTCATAATTTAAGGTATATGTAAATCGTGGTTCTTGTGTAGGAGTATCAGCATCTTGAACAATATTAAAACCAACAACATAGAATATGTCACACGCATTATAATATTGTGTAAATGTATGTGAAACATCAAAACATAAATAGTTTGATGTCATATTGAAATATGCTGGAGATATTACAGTTGTTAAAGGAATTAAATCTCCTAAATCATTACATTGATATAAATAAAGTGCCACAACAAAAGATGGTTGGTACGAAGATAGGTTAATCTTCCACCATACATTACCACAAAGTCTTATACTATCTCCAGCTCTAACATTAACTGGTGATGGAACACCTAAAAAGGCTGTATCACCTCTAAGGGGGTTCGCACTAAATCTTATAGGAACTCCTATATCCCAAGGACAACCATTCCAACCACATTCGGAACTACCCATCCAAAGAAAATTTGTGTTTGTGTCTGGCTGTGGGGTTAGTTTAAATTTACCCGAATTTGACGCTATTAATGTATTATCTATGTTACAACTTCCACCTCCACCAGTACAAGTTAATGTTACATTTACAGATCCACTTGTTCCTGAGGTTGCGGTTATACAAGTTCCGATAAAATTAATACTTGTTGCACTTGATTGAACTAAATTTCCTTCGTCGAATATAGAAATTGCACCTCCTCCGCCGCCACTTGTACCTGAAGATCCGTTTGTACCATTTGTTCCCGAAGTTCCAGGTGATCCTGTTGCCCCATTTGTTCCGTTTGTTCCTGACGTACCATTTGTTCCGTTAGTTCCTGAAGTTCCCGGTGATCCTGTCGCCCCATTTGTTCCGTTTGTTCCTGACGTACCATTTGTTCCGTTAGTACCTGAAGTTCCCGGTGATCCTGTCGCCCCATTAGTTCCGTTTGTTCCCGAAGTCCCATTTGTTCCATTCGTACCTGAAGTTCCCGGTGATCCTGTCGCCCCATTAGTTCCGTTTGTTCCCGAAGTCCCATTTGTTCCATTCGTACCTGAAGTTCCCGGTGATCCTGTTGCCCCATTTGTACCATTAGTTCCTGAAGTACCATTTGTACCATTAGTTCCTGAAGTTCCCGGTGATCCTGTAGCCCCATTTGTACCATTAGTTCCTGAAGTACCATTTGTACCATTAGTTCCTGAAGTACCAGGTGATCCTGTCGCCCCATTTGTTCCGTTTGTTCCTGACGTTCCATTTGTACCATTAGTTCCGTTTGTTCCATTAGTACCCGAAGTCCCATTAGTTCCATTCGTTCCTGAAGTCCCATTAGTCCCGTTAGTTCCATTTGTTCCTGACGTACCCCTTGTTCCTGACGTTCCATTAGTTCCGCTAGTACCATTTGTTCCATTTGTTCCTGATGTACCGTTCGTTCCTGAAGTTCCATTTGTTCCGTTAGTTCCATTGGTTCCCGAAGTTCCGTTTGTACCGTTGGTACCAGAAGTCCCATTTGTTCCATTAGTTCCATTTGTTCCGCTAGTACCATTCGTACCGCTTGTCCCATTCGTACCATTCGTTCCTGATGTTCCATTTGTTCCGTTGGTCCCGTTAGTACCTGACGTTCCATTTGTACCACTAGTACCATTAGTTCCGTTAGTTCCGCTAGTACCATTAGTACCGCTCGAACCATTTGTTCCATTTGTTCCTGAAGTACCATTTGTTCCATTAGTACCCGATGTTCCGTTGGTACCGCTAGTTCCGTTAGTTCCATTAGTCCCTGACGTACCGTTGGTTCCTGAAGTTCCATTAGTTCCATTTGTACCACTTGTTCCATTTGTACCATTAGTTCCTGAAGTTCCGTTTGTTCCATTTGTACCATTTGTCCCGTTGGTCCCTGAAGTCCCGTTAGTACCTGAAGTACCATTCGTTCCTGACGTACCGTTTGTTCCATTAGTACCTGATGATCCGTTTGTACCGTTAGTACCTGAAGTTCCATTTGTCCCGCTAGTTCCGTTAGTACCATTAGTTCCTGATGTACCATTAGTTCCGTTTGTCCCTGAAGTACCATTAGTGCCTGATGTTCCGTTTGTTCCATTTGTCCCGCTAGTTCCGTTTGTACCATTGGTTCCGTTTGTTCCGCTAGTCCCGTTAGTACCGTTGGTACCACTTGAACCATTTGTTCCATTAGTTCCCGACGTACCGTTTGTACCTGAGGTTCCGTTAGTACCATTCGTACCGCTAGTGCCATTTGTTCCATTCGTACCGCTAGTTCCATTTGTACCATTAGTTCCCGAAGTTCCATTGGTACCTGATGTTCCGTTAGTCCCATTAGTACCACTAGTTCCATTCGTACCGTTTGTTCCGCTAGTACCGTTGGTTCCACTTGAACCATTTGTTCCATTCGTCCCTGAAGTGCCGTTTGTCCCATTTGTTCCATTTGTTCCCGAAGATCCGTTTGTTCCGTTAGTACCTGATGTTCCATTGGTTCCGTTAGTTCCATTCGTCCCTGATGTACCATTTGTTCCTGATGATCCGTTTGTACCGTTAGTACCTGATGTTCCATTAGTTCCCGAAGTCCCATTTGTACCGTTGGTACCACTTGAGCCATTAGTTCCGTTCGTTCCGCTCGTACCGTTTGTTCCTGACGTTCCATTTGTACCATTCGTTCCATTTGTACCATTTGTTCCTGAAGTTCCATTGGTTCCCGAAGTTCCGTTGGTTCCATTCGTACCTGAAGTTCCATTAGTACCATTTGTTCCGTTAGTTCCTGAAGTTCCGTTAGTTCCGCTCGTACCATTTGTTCCATTAGTTCCATTAGTACCGTTGGTTCCTGAAGTCCCATTTGTTCCTGAAGTTCCGTTGGTTCCACTAGTACCATTTGTACCGCTCGTACCATTAGTACCCGATGTTCCATTAGTTCCGTTTGTTCCATTAGTTCCGTTTGTTCCCGATGTACCATTAGTACCACTTGTACCATTCGTTCCATTAGTTCCTGAAGTACCATTAGTTCCCGATGTCCCATTTGTCCCATTCGTACCTGATGTTCCATTTGTGCCGTTAGTTCCGTTTGTACCGCTAGTACCATTTGTACCATTTGTTCCTGAAGTTCCATTGGTTCCGTTAGTTCCTGAAGTTCCATTTGTACCTGACGTTCCATTGGTACCATTTGTTCCTGAAGTACCATTCGTACCTGATGTTCCATTAGTCCCATTAGTACCTGAAGTTCCGTTGGTACCATTTGTTCCTGAAGTACCATTTGTTCCGTTTGTACCTGAAGTACCGTTGGTTCCGTTAGTACCACTTGTACCATTCGTACCTGATGTTCCGTTAGTTCCATTTGTACCGCTAGTACCATTAGTACCATTTGTTCCTGATGTGCCGTTAGTCCCAGAAGTTCCATTGGTTCCACTTGTTCCGTTAGTACCATTCGTTCCTGACGATCCATTGGTTCCATTGGTACCTGATGTTCCATTAGTCCCACTTGTTCCATTTGTACCATTTGTTCCTGAAGTACCATTAGTTCCGCTAGTTCCGTTTGTACCATTTGTTCCGCTAGTTCCATTTGTTCCGTTCGTACCGCTAGTACCATTTGTACCTGAAGTTCCGTTCGTACCATTTGTTCCTGATGTTCCATTCGTACCTGAAGTTCCATTTGTCCCATTCGTACCACTAGTACCATTAGTTCCATTTGTACCGTTAGTTCCGTTTGTTCCTGATGTCCCATTTGTTCCGTTGGTTCCTGATGTTCCATTAGTACCTGAAGTTCCATTTGTGCCGTTAGTTCCGTTTGTACCGCTAGTTCCATTGGTTCCGTTAGTTCCTGAAGTTCCATTTGTACCTGACGTTCCATTGGTACCATTTGTTCCTGAAGTACCATTCGTACCTGATGTTCCATTAGTCCCATTAGTACCTGAAGTTCCGTTGGTACCATTTGTTCCTGAAGTACCATTTGTTCCGTTTGTACCTGAAGTCCCGTTTGTCCCACTTGTTCCGTTGGTTCCATTCGTTCCATTAGTCCCACTTGTTCCGTTGGTTCCATTCGTTCCGCTAGTTCCATTAGTCCCATTTGTTCCGTTAGTCCCATTCGTTCCGCTAGTTCCATTCGTTCCTGACGTTCCATTCGTACCGTTGGTACCACTTGAACCATTTGTTCCGTTAGTACCCGAAGTTCCGTTTGTACCATTCGTCCCTGAAGTACCATTTGTTCCGCTTGTACCGTTAGTCCCATTAGTTCCACTAGTACCATTTGTTCCGTTTGTTCCACTAGTTCCGTTAGTACCTGAAGTACCGTTGGTTCCATTTGTACCGCTAGTACCGTTTGTTCCATTTGTTCCTGAGGTTCCATTCGTACCGCTAGTACCATTAGTACCATTTGTTCCCGAAGTACCATTTGTACCATTCGTACCTGAGGTTCCGTTTGTTCCGCTAGTTCCATTTGTTCCATTAGTACCGCTAGTCCCGTTAGTTCCATTTGTTCCTGAAGTTCCATTAGTACCCGAAGTACCATTCGTACCATTAGTTCCTGACGTACCATTAGTACCGTTGGTTCCATTCGTACCATTCGTACCATTTGTACCACTAGTCCCATTTGTTCCTGATGTTCCATTCGTACCACTAGTTCCGTTAGTTCCATTTGTACCTGAAGTACCATTAGTGCCGTTTGTACCAGATGTTCCATTCGTTCCGCTAGTACCATTTGTTCCGTTTGTCCCTGACGTTCCATTAGTTCCGTTCGTTCCATTCGTTCCGTTGGTTCCCGAAGTTCCATTGGTTCCATTTGTACCACTTGTACCGTTAGTACCATTAGTTCCGTTTGTTCCATTTGTACCACTTGTACCGTTAGTACCATTAGTTCCTGATGTTCCGTTAGTCCCATTAGTACCCGATGTACCATTTGTTCCGCTAGTTCCGTTGGTTCCATTAGTACCATTCGTACCATTAGTTCCGCTAGTACCATTTGTACCGTTAGTTCCTGATGTTCCGTTTGTCCCTGAAGTACCGTTAGTACCGTTGGTTCCCGAAGTTCCATTCGTTCCGTTTGTACCTGAAGTTCCATTTGTACCATTTGTCCCCGATGTACCATTAGTACCTGAAGATCCGTTCGTACCATTCGTTCCGCTAGTTCCATTAGTACCATTCGTTCCACTAGTACCATTTGTTCCAGACGTACCATTTGTTCCATTAGTACCGCTAGTTCCGTTCGTACCATTTGTTCCATTAGTACCGTTAGTACCTGATGTTCCGTTTGTTCCATTCGTACCTGATGTTCCATTGGTTCCATTTGTTCCTGACGTACCGTTCGTACCGCTAGTACCGTTTGTTCCATTTGTTCCTGACGTTCCATTAGTTCCATTAGTTCCGTTAGTACCGTTTGTTCCCGATGTCCCATTCGTACCGCTAGTACCATTAGTTCCGTTAGTACCGTTTGTACCTGAGGTTCCGTTGGTTCCATTAGTTCCGTTGGTACCATTTGTTCCGCTAGTTCCATTCGTTCCTGACGTACCGTTTGTTCCTGATGTGCCGTTAGTTCCGTTAGTTCCGTTAGTACCGTTTGTTCCCGATGTTCCGTTAGTACCGTTTGTTCCCGATGTTCCGTTCGTTCCTGAAGTTCCATTTGTACCGTTGGTACCGTTAGTTCCGCTTGAACCATTTGTTCCATTTGTTCCTGACGTACCGTTTGTTCCATTAGTACCGCTAGTACCATTTGTTCCCGATGTTCCATTAGTACCGTTGGTTCCTGATGATCCGTTTGTACCATTTGTCCCACTAGTGCCATTTGTGCCTGAAGTTCCATTCGTTCCATTGGTACCGTTAGTTCCTGATGTTCCGTTTGTTCCATTCGTACCTGAGGTTCCGTTGGTACCATTTGTTCCGTTTGTACCATTTGTACCCGATGTCCCATTGGTTCCGTTCGTTCCGCTAGTTCCATTGGTTCCGTTTGTTCCCGATGTTCCGTTGGTACCATTTGTTCCATTAGTTCCGTTCGTACCGCTAGTTCCGTTGGTACCATTTGTTCCATTAGTACCATTTGTACCTGATGTACCATTCGTTCCACTAGTTCCATTCGTTCCGTTTGTACCATTCGTTCCATTTGTCCCGCTAGTTCCATTAGTACCTGATGTTCCGTTTGTTCCATTAGTACCCGACGTCCCGTTTGTTCCAGAAGTACCATTAGTACCGTTGGTACCGCTTGAACCATTTGTTCCATTCGTTCCCGAAGTTCCATTAGTACCTGATGTACCATTGGTTCCATTAGTACCTGAAGTTCCGTTTGTCCCATTCGTACCTGATGTACCATTTGTTCCCGAAGTTCCATTCGTACCATTCGTACCTGAAGTTCCATTTGTACCTGAGGTTCCGTTTGTTCCGTTTGTGCCCGATGACCCATTAGTTCCATTCGTACCGTTGGTACCATTTGTACCTGAAGTCCCATTAGTTCCTGACGATCCATTTGTCCCATTAGTACCCGATGTCCCATTAGTACCCGATGTTCCGTTAGTACCGTTGGTTCCATTTGTTCCGTTAGTTCCATTTGTTCCGCTAGTACCGTTGGTTCCGTTTGTTCCATTCGTTCCGCTAGTTCCATTTGTACCTGAGGTTCCATTCGTTCCGTTTGTTCCTGATGTTCCATTAGTACCGTTTGTTCCTGAAGTTCCATTGGTACCACTTGAACCATTTGTTCCATTAGTACCGTTAGTTCCATTCGTACCTGATGTTCCGTTAGTCCCTGATGTACCATTTGTTCCATTTGTCCCTGAAGTACCATTAGTCCCGTTTGTTCCATTTGTACCTGAGGTACCATCAGCCCCACTTGTTCTATAATATGTATTTCCGCTTGTATCAACAACAACAAATCTTGTTGCTCCTGAATTAATTGTAATGCCTGTAATACTTAACGCATCCGTAGTTGTTCTACCCGAACCATCAAAAGATATCTTATGAACTCCCGCACCATTTTTAATTTCTAACACCGGATCAGCATCAGACGCACTACCTCTTTGTATTGTAACCGCACCTAATGTTGAATTAGTTATAATCTCAGGTTCAGATGAGTTATTATATGCTTGTTGTAAATTTGTTGTTGGACTACCTCCCGCAGCACCTACCACATCACCAAATTTTGATACATTAAAGAATAACGCTTTTGCAGTATCTGTTAAGACAGTTGTGTCTTTTCTAAGAGAAAGTATTCCTATTAAAATGGCATCATTATTGAAATTAGAAAATTCAACAAATTGTTCAGTTTGGATTCCAGCAACCGCCGCAGCCAAACTTGAATATGTTTGTTGTCCATATTGAACTCTAAACACACCATTTTGAACCAAATAAATTCTTTGGTTAGTTGAAGTTCCCCCTCCACCAGGTATAGTGGTGATAACACCATTCAAATCGTATTTTGTTGGATCAATAAATGTAGTGTTTGATGCCGTACCCCCTGTTTGTGTTCTATATTGAAATGTACATGGAGAGGTACCTGAAACGTATATTGTATCAGGTTGTAAAGGATTAGCAGCAAAGTTAATACCCAAACCATACAAATATTGTGCACTTGTGTTAAACCTTAAATTCGCACCATTTGCTGATGGATAGATACCCCCATTTATTAAGTTAATAGGAGTGAACATGTCACGAAGTTGTGACAATGGTGATTGGATAAAGTCAGGTTGACTAAACGCATTTATAATAGTTGTTTTGTCAGCATGTCCTAATTTACCTAAGAATATATTTTGTCTTCTTTGTGTCTCAGTTAAAGGAAGATTTGATTGTGAAAGTGTACCACCACTTGTTAAATAAATCCAACTTTCTGTATCAGTTGTTCTATATGTAGCACTATAAGTACCACCACTGTATGCGACATAATAAAGTTGCGGAAATAAAGGATTTGTAAAATCATCTACAACCCAACCTTTTACAGGTGCTACAGTAAATGTGGTTGGGGATGCAATACTTAAACCAGAAAATGAAAATACCCCTGTTGAGGAGTTAACACTTGAAATATTATATGCAATGGCAACCCAGTTTGAACCGTTACTTGCAAGTTGTAATGAATTTGTTTCCCCTAATACAACAAATGACTTATCATCAATATTCTGACCAGAATATGGTAATACAGTAACCGCACCACCACCATTATTTTTAATTACAATTAATCTACCCTGTTTTCCAACAGCTGTCTGTAGTTGAACGTTAAAGGTACCACCTGTAACGTCAATCATGTAATCACTATCAGTAACAGTATAAGTACTGTTAATTGTAAGTTGGGGGAATGTTATACCACTAAGAGATTTAAGCCCATTACGGGCAACGAATTCATTTGCCATCTATATTATTTCTTTTTTCCCTATCCAAAAGAAAATCCTTTGATTTATTTGTTATTCAATAAATATTTGTTAAGTAACGATTATTACCTAAAAAGAAAAATTAAATAAAAGATTGATTTTAGAATACAATTCTTGTAGCGACTAAGATGTCCCAAGTACCTCCAGTAATTGTTGCAATTAAATCAACAATACCTGCGGTTACTTGGACATTCCATTTAAGATTCGCGGTAGAACCATTCAAATCAGGTGATGACACATCAGTAAATGCGGCCCCCGCATTATCCCAAGTTGCATATACTTGACCAACTCTTTTTTGACCTGCATTTCCTGTAATACAATATTCGAAGAACGCAGCACATCCAAAATCAGATCTAAATCTATCGATAGTGGTTGTTGTAGTTATACCTGTTGCGGTTTTAGTATTAACTTTATCGTAACTTCTATTTAGAGTTAATATACCGTCAGTTCCATTATATGTGAAATTAGTTTCTGCAACTATTCCTCCCGAGCCGTCAGATGTTAGTATTTCATTATCCGAACCTGGTACTACAGGTGATGATCCGCTTGTACCATCAGTACCTGAAGTTCCATTTGTCCCTGACGTTCCATTAGTTCCGCTAGTACCATTTGTTCCTGACGTTCCGTTTGTTCCTGAAGTCCCATCTGTTCCATTAGTTCCTGAAGTCCCATCTGTTCCATTAGTTCCTGAAGTACCGTTTGTTCCGTTAGTACCCGATGTCCCATCAGTACCTGAAGTTCCGTTAGTTCCATTTGTTCCCGAAGTCCCGTTAGTACCATTCGTACCATTCGTACCATTCGTACCACTAGTACCATTAGTTCCGCTAGTACCATCAGTTCCATTAGTTCCTGATGTACCATTCGTACCATTAGTTCCATTTGTTCCTGAAGTACCGTTGGTTCCATTTGTTCCTGATGTACCATTAGTACCATTTGTTCCTGAAGTCCCATTAGTACCATCCGTACCATTCGTACCATTAGTTCCGCTTGTTCCGTTAGTTCCGTTAGTCCCATTTGTCCCCGAAGTACCATCAGTCCCGTTAGTACCTGATGTTCCGTTTGTACCATTTGTGCCTGAAGTTCCGTTGGTTCCATTAGTACCTGATGTTCCATCTGTTCCGTTAGTTCCATTAGTCCCCGAAGTTCCATCTGTTCCGTTAGTACCTGAAGTACCGTTGGTTCCGTTAGTACCTGAAGTACCATCTGTCCCATTAGTTCCGTTAGTCCCATTTGTACCAGAAGTCCCATCTGTTCCTGATGTTCCGTTAGTTCCATTTGTACCGCTAGATCCATCTGTTCCGTTGGTTCCACTTGTACCATTAGTACCTGAAGTACCATTTACACCTGATATCCCACTAGTACCATCTGTCCCTGAAGTGCCGTTAGTTCCGCTAGTTCCATCTGTACCATTTGTACCATCGGTTCCTGAAGAGCCATTTGTCCCATCGGTTCCTGAAGAGCCATTTGTCCCATCGGTTCCTGAAGTTCCATTTGTCCCATCGGTTCCTGAAGTCCCATCTGTTCCGTCAACACCTGAAATACCACTTGTCCCATCTGTACCTGAAGTACCGTCTGTTCCATTAGTCCCATCTGTTCCGCTTGAACCATTTGTTCCGTCAGTTCCACTTGTTCCATCTGTTCCATTTGTTCCTGAAGTCCCATCTGTTCCGTTTGTACCTGAGGTTCCATCTGTTCCATTTGTTCCTGAAGTCCCATCTGTTCCGTTTGTCCCCGAAGTACCATCTGTTCCGCTAGTACCATCAGTTCCATTCGTACCATTTGTTCCGCTAGTACCATCAGTTCCTGAACTTCCATCCGTACCATTTGTTCCGCTAGTACCATCAGTTCCATTCGTACCATTAGTTCCACTTGTTCCATTCGTACCACTTGATCCGTCTGTTCCATTAGTTCCCGAAGTTCCATCTGTTCCATTAGTTCCCGAAGTTCCGTCCGTTCCGTTTGTACCGCTTGAACCGTTTGTACCGCTTGAACCATTTGTTCCTGAAGTCCCATCTGTTCCATTTGTACCTGAAGTTCCATCCGTACCACTTGATCCATTTGTACCATCAGTTCCATCAGTCCCATTAGTACCTGAAGTTCCATCAGTCCCGTTTGTTCCACTAGTACCATCAGTACCCGAAGTACCATTTGTTCCGTCCGTACCGCTAGTACCATCAGTTCCATTTGTTCCACTAGTACCGTCTGTTCCATTTGTCCCTGAAGATCCATTTGTCCCATCTGTACCGCTAGTTCCATTTGTCCCATCTGTACCGCTAGTTCCGTCAGTACCATTAGTACCTGAAGTTCCATCTGTACCATCAGTTCCATTTGTACCACTAGTACCACTAGTACCATCTGTTCCATTTGTACCTGAAGTACCATCTGTTCCATTTGTACCTGAAGTTCCATCTGTTCCACTTGAACCATCTGTACCATTCGTCCCACTAGTCCCATCAGTCCCTGAAGTCCCATCTGTCCCGTTAGTTCCGCTTGAACCATCTGTTCCGTCTGTCCCATTTGTACCCGAAGTACCATCTGTTCCGCTAGTTCCATCTGTACCATTAGTTCCGTCTGTACCTGAAGTACCATCTGTTCCATTTGTACCGTCAGTACCTGAGGTTCCATCTGTACCATTAGTTCCTGATGTACCATTAGTTCCTGATGTTCCGTTAGTACCATCTGTACCTGAAGTCCCATCTGTTCCATTTGTTCCGCTAGTCCCATCTGTTCCATTTGTTCCGCTAGTCCCATCTGTTCCATTTGTTCCGCTAGTTCCATCTGTACCATTTGTTCCGCTAGTTCCATCTGTACCATTTGTACCGTCAGTACCATTTGTTCCTGAAGTTCCGTCTGTTCCATCTGTTCCTGAAGTTCCATCTGTTCCATCTGTTCCTGAAGTTCCGTCTGTACCATTTGTACCCGAAGTCCCATCAGTACCATTTGTTCCATTTGTTCCATCTGTACCATTAGTTCCTGAAGTTCCGTCCGTACCACTAGTACCATCAGATCCATCTGTTCCGTTTGTACCACTTGAACCGTCAGTTCCATTAGTTCCCGACGTACCATTTGTTCCGTTAGTTCCTGATGTACCGTTGGTACCATTTGTTCCTGAAGTTCCGTTTACTCCAGATATACCACTTGTCCCATCAGTCCCTGAAGTTCCGTCTGTTCCGCTAGTCCCATCAGTTCCGTTTGTGCCTGATGATCCGTCTGTTCCGTTTGTGCCACTACTACCTGAAGTACCGTCTGTTCCGCTAGTTCCGTCTGTTCCGTTAGTTCCCGACGAACCGTCTGTTCCGTTAGTTCCCGACGAACCATCTGTACCATTTGTTCCGCTAGTTCCGTCTGTACCACTAGTCCCATCGGTTCCTGAAGTTCCATCAGTCCCATTTGTACCCGAAGATCCATCAGTACCATTAGTTCCACTACTTCCATCAGTACCATTTGTACCTGACGTTCCATTTACACCTGATAATCCGCTTGTTCCATCTGTTCCGCTTGTTCCATCTGTTCCACTTGTTCCATCTGTTCCACTTGTTCCATCTGTTCCACTTGTTCCATCAGTTCCTGAAGTTCCGTCTGTTCCACTACTTCCGTCCGTACCATTTGTACCTGAAGACCCATCTGTCCCGTTAGTACCACTTGATCCATCAGTACCATTTGTTCCGCTAGTTCCATCTGACCCACTAGTTCCATCAGTTCCTGAAGTTCCATCTGTTCCTGAAGTTCCATCTGTTCCACTTGAACCTGAAGACCCACTTGAACCTGAAGACCCACTTGAACCTGAAGACCCACTCGATCCTGAAGATCCATTAGTTCCGTCTGTTCCACTTGATCCTGAAGATCCGCTTGAACCTGAAGACCCACTCGATCCTGAAGATCCACTCGATCCTGATGAACCTGAACTACCTGATGAACCTGAACTACCTGATGAACCGCTTGATCCTGAACTACCTGATGAACCTGAACTACCTGCAGTTCCTGATCCACCACTTGTACCACTTGAACCATCTGTTCCTGAAGTACCGTCTGTACCTGAACTACCACTACTTCCTGTGGCACCACTTAAAATTGCCTGTAAATCACTTAAAGGAGCATAATAAGAAGAACCTTGTGGGCTCTGAGAAGTGTCTCCCGTAACAACTACGTGAAAAATATCGTTTAAGGTTACAGCTGAAACCCTACTCCTGTCCGTTAATCTACTATATACTGGCATTTCAAACTATAAATATTTATGACTTGTGAAGTATCTACTCATATTATAATAATTATTTAACTTTATTGTTTATAAAGATTAAATTGCAAAATTACTACATGGTATAAAACTTCCTGATGCCGTAGGCGTAACTGTTGGCGTTAAAGTATGTATTGGGGTTCGAGTAGGAGTTGGTGTTGGTGTACTTGAAGAACAAGGTAAAGGTGATGTTGTCGGACTTGGTGTTGGTGTTGCAGTTGGTGTAGGTGTTTTAGTCGGTGTATGTGTTGGGGTTGTTGTTGGTGTAGGTCTTGGTACATTTAAAAAATAAGGACAATCTGTACCAACTACTAATATTGTGTATGTTCCAAAAACTTCTCTTGGTGGAATTAGTAATGAAGGATCAAATGTAAATGGTAATGTAACTTCCCCAAGATTGATCACCACATCACTATTATCCGGTTTAAATAAAACTTCCGCCAATTCACCCTCATTAAAAACACTATTGATTATAATATTTTGACTCATAATTAATTGACTATTGTGTATGAAAAATCGTTTATAGCACAAGCCAAAATATCACAATTAGGACAATCAGGATCGAACATCATGAAAGGTTCCTTTAATATTGAAAAGTTATGTTTAACTTCGGGTGCTGATAATGGTTCTGTATAAAATCTAAATTGAGAAATTGCACCATCAAAAGTCCCTGCAAAGTTTTCTTCTAATAATATGTGTGTTTTTAATTTATTTAATGTTGTAGCACTTAAAATATTTTCAGGAAAACATTCAGGATCTTGGATATATAAACCTGGTGATGTTGCGGTAATTGCAGATAAAGTTAAATTTTCATGAAGTCCTTGAGTCCCTCCACCCCAAGACATATTAAATGGAACCGCAACTTGTTTTTCTTTATCCGTATCCAAAGCACGAGGTATAACCTCTTCAAAATCTTCAATAGTGTAAAATATTCTACCATTTATATAGATCTTTAATCTACCAAGTCTGAACTTTGTTTCATCTAACCAAGTTTGATTCAACGCAACTAATTCAATTTGTTCAGGAAATGCACCACCATTTGTATATGGAGGAGCAATAAGAGCAATTGCATTATTTGCTAAACTTTGTAAAAATTCAACTCTTGTTATTTGATCTAACCCACCAAACCATCTTAAATCACAATAATCTAAAAACGTATATCTTTCAAATACGACATCAACTTGGAACCAGTGTTCAAGATTCAACCATGCAGGATTTACCGTATTACAATACGGATATATTGGTGGAGTACAAATATCAACAATAGTATAACCTGTTGTGTAAGTTTGTCCTGTGATACAACTACCTGTAGTTTCACACACACCTGTTATTTTAATTGCTCTAATCCCAATACCAGGATTTTTAGGATCACCACATAATCTAACTGAAAAATTATTAGACAACGCATCAAATTTAGGATCAACCTCACATGTATTTTGTACTGATGAAAAAGTGTAAGATGGATACTTCGGAGGACAATAACAAGCGTCGGACTCACAACCACAAGCCGGACAAGAGGTACAACAAGGTGTTGTTTTTGGGCAATTAACAACCGTAGAATAACTATCACAAGGTACTGTTGGGGTTGGTGTAGGAGTTGGTGTTGGGCTTGGGACCATTATGGTTTTACAATCGTGATCAAAACACATCCATCCACAAGTCAAACAAGGTTGCAAATTACAACCGCAACCACATGTTAGTTTTTCTTTATCATCTCCTTTACATAAATCACAACCGTAATTTAAATGTGGGTCATATTCACCACCTTTTGTTCTTGGTGGATATACGTATATACATCTACTATTTGTAATATAATAATCACAACAAGCACAAGTTTCTTCTTTTGTTAATCCTGATGTAACTCTCACATAATTAGGTTCACATTTTGGTGACCCATCGGCGTAATGATAAAATTTATTTTCCGCTCTTGTACCTAAGTAAAAGAAAGTGTTTCTATTATTTGGGTAAATTTGGTTTAATGTTGTGTATCCTGGTGGTGGTGTATATTCATCAACAAACCTCGGTTTTAATAACATCTCAACGGTCCACCCTTTTTTCATTCTTTCAGGTAGAATTTCATAATCATAACCAAACAATTTATAAAACCCTTGATAAAACCCACCATATAACTCAACGTATCTACCAATAACAGGAGCCGTTTTTGAGACCATTTGGTATGTTGTATATAAAGGAACACCTGAAAACTTATGGTTTTGAGGAACATTTGTTGTTGTTTGAATAAATTTCATTCTTCTGTCGTAGAATAACCTATCAAACTTCTCAACGTCATCAAAAAATCCATTAGTATAACTTAATGTATCTCCCTTTATTTTATTTACCAATCCATTATCAACGCCAGTAAGACCTATATCACATGTTGTACCTGCGGTAAAACAATCAAAATTCAAATCATCAGGTTGATAATAATTTTCAGACACAATTACATTATTAGGATTATAAACACCATAACTTAAGTTTATATTTTGTGCTGATGAAGGATTATTTAAATCCACATTAACAGGAAGTTTTTTTCCGTTATCAACCGCAATAATAAAAGGTGAAAAAATTACTTCTTGATTAAAGTCTATTTCGTCTGATGCCAAAGACATATCTTGCCCGTCATAAATAACTTGCAGTTTTAACTTTGGGTAGTTATATTGATTTATATTTTGGTATGCCATCAGTTTTACTTATAAATACAACAAATGAAAGTATTTATTAAGAAAATTGTATCATGGTTAAACTTAATAGTGAGTATTTCAACAGCCCGTATTATTTCTATTTGAAAGATAAGGGTGATAAAGTTGCGATATATTATTCTGTATCTGATACTTTAACTGAGTCAAGAAAAAATGATAATGTTATTGTTGTAGATAAATCTATTTTTGAAGACATGCAAAAAGTTATTGCATCAATTTTAAAATCAGGAAAAAAACTTACAAAGGAATACGTACATAAATTATTAGATTCAAAGGCCAAAAGTGTTGAGAAACCTGACGGTGAATTAGGTGAACTTGTAAATCCTGATGGATCTATAATCGGATCAAGTATTCCAATTTTAAACCAAAGAAATTTGGCCAAGAAAACTATGGACCAAACTGTTCGTATGAGTAAATCAACTCAGTTCCCATTCATCCGTGTATATTATGGTGAGAATGAAGATAAAGGTGAAAATATAGTATCTGAGGAAGACTCAACGTGTCCAGAACACGTTAGTCCAAGTGGTAAAAAAACTA